AATATTTCTATTTATTTTTATAAAAAGCTGAGGTATCTGATATGCGTTCAGCAGCCGTTGATTTAGGCTTTTTCTTTCTTTTCTTTTTAACCTTATCGGCATTGAAGGCCATATCAAGTTTCTTAATACTGAATTCTATATTATTCACTTGATTATAGTTTACTGCTTTTTCCACGCAGCATCTGTACTCTGGCCAAAAGCGTTGTCCTAATTTTACATCAACTGTTTTAATCATAAACTTGGATACCATAAATCCAAATGTATCTGCATCATCTTTCTTTTTGAATACATACATATAAAATCTACTAAATTCACTAACTACCTCATCTAAAGGTCTTACTGGCATTAATAGATATCCATCTGTATATAATTCTTCTGATATTAAGCATACCCAGTATTTCTTTTTTCCGGGTTTTACTTTATATCTAAACCTTTCTTTCAGTTTTGTGTGCATCCATTCTGGTACTCGTTTTAAAAGGTATTTGATATATATCTTATCCTTTTTGTTTAACCGCCTTTTAAATGCAGAAGGCTGTTGTAGCATTCTTGGTAGAATCCTAAAGTTATTCCACCTATCGAACTCTAGAATTAACCTCATTGAATCTAAATCCCATGGGTCTTCTGATTCTTTGAGTCTTTTCATATTTCTTTCAATATTACTATTGCTTACCTTTGAGAGTAAGTTAGAAGAGTCTCCAGTATATAGACTAGCTTCTTTCCTTGTTAATCTCTTTTCAATACATCCTTCAATAAAATCACAAAAGCTTCGTTCGCAAGGGCAGTCAGGTCGAAAAATAGAAGTGTGTAACTCGAAAAAATCAGAGAATAATCTGAAGAACTTTTCTGACCTTTCTCTGATTTCTAAATACTTGTAATGTGACAACTTTAAAATTTCACCAGCTTCCCATGAGGATTTGCTTTCTGATAACTGAAGGAATAAAGACTGCCTCTCTATTTCGTTTAAGCAGTCCCAAGCTTTCTTCTGAGCATCATTCATAATTAATTCCTCCTAAAATCCATTATTCTATCTATTGATTCACTTGTTATCTCATTTGGGTCATAATCTTGGGAGTTAGCATATAACTTATCTGGGTCATAATTCTGGTACACGCTATAGATTACGTTATCAAAGGGTAACCATATTTCCATTTTACCCATTTCCGGATATAAAAGAAGTTGTACCATTTTATTTATGTGGTCTATACCTAATACCGTAGCATCTATTCCTTCGTATGGATAGCCTTTGAGTACTAAGTAATCGCCTATCTTAACATTCATCAAATCGTCTACAGAATATTTCTTTCCTTCTTTTGCCATTCTCTTAAACCTTTTAACATCCCTTCTGGTGCATGTAGCTACCAATGAGAAATCATCAAAGTCTTCAGAGTTATCTATTCTAGCTTTCTTCTTTCTTTCATGAAGAGTCTCTGTAGACTTTAACCAAGTTCTTATACCTGATATGCTTCTCTTCAATTTGTTTAGAAAAGGTCTAGAGTACGCTAACTCTGTAGGCATCTTGATAAAACCATAATTGAATAAGATTGGTACCTCTTCGAATATCATCTTACCCTTTGCTGTTTTCTTTAAAACGTTTATCGTAGGGATAATGGCACGTACTTTTTTATATCCCTTTTCTTTAAGTTCTTTATTAATGTTCTGATAATACTTTCGTTCTATGTAGAAGATACAATAAGAATAAGGGATACGTTTCATATTATTTCTTTTTAATGATTAACTTAGCTTGCTTATGAATTAACTTGTATGGTACATTTAAAACCTCACTAGCCATAAATACCATAAGAGTATTCCCAGGTACCTGAATATACATTACTTTAGTAACATATTCTGCAATAATGTCTCCCAGTTTTACTCCAACTACAAAGAAAAATTCATTTGCAGGCATTGAATTATATCTCATACAGAGAATAGGAACTTTATTTGCCCTTTTAGCATCCTTGATTGCTTGTTCCCAAAATCTTAGGATATCACAAGTTTTATTACCAAGCAGTACATGTTCGAATTTGATATCTTTGTAGTTTTTACATTCGATGGATATCTTACATCGATGAGCATGTTTTTCATCAGTACAGGTTAAATCAGAAGTGGCATCCTTATTAGAATGCCAAGCCCCTGAACCTGCACGGTTCCTTTCAAATTTAAACCCGGTCCACTGAGTAAAAAATCCAGCTATCTTACGTTCAAATCTATTGCCTTTATTTTTAGAGTTCATAATATAATGGTGTATTGTATTTTATATACCATTATAGTAATTGGTACCTACTCAGGCCTTGGGTCTTTTCCACTTGCAGAATTTTGGTATTACCAAGAGGAAGTGAATCTAAGTGGGTTATCAAGAATAGAGTTTTCTCTTTGAATATGTGACGTATTAGTGAGGTAACTACTTCTACATTATCTGAACTTAAAGATTCAAATACCTCATCGAGAAATGCTAAGTTAATACCCTTAGAAGCCGTAAGAGCTTCATTCATTGCAAATGCCATTGCAACATTACATAATTGTTTTTCTCCACCGCTAAGTTCATCATAATCAATTATTTGCCCATCCCTTTCAATAAGAGTAACAAATTCTTTTCTAGCAGTGCCCAAATCAATATTAAATTCAATCCTAAATCCCAATACCTCTGAATACTTATCAAGGCATTTATTTAAGAACTCAAGGGATGAATCAAATAGATAAGCCTTAATCCCATTATTACCCAATGGGTCATTAATTAACCAGTTATAATTCTCTAACTCTAACTCTTTATTGTGAAAGTCTTCATCAACCTTCCGTAAATTCTTCCTAATCTCCTTAAGTTTTTGTTTATACTTTGGAGACATGACCTTAAGCTTTTCTTGCTTGAGCTTAGCCAGGTCTTCGTCAATAGAAGCAATATCAGAAGCAATATCATCACAGTCTGATTTTAATTTCTTATACCTATCATTTACACTACTAAGTTCTTCCAACCTTTCTAATGCCTCCTGATACTCCTTATCGTATTTATCAAGGTCAGAGAACGCTTTATATATTGATTTGGCATCACGTAATGCACGTTTGTAGTGACCTTCTTCTAACTGTATTACTAATTCTTTAATTACTTTCTTAAGAGGTACATTTGATAAATTCTTGGCATCTTTTATCTTACCCCTCAAATCAAGGATTAGTTCATTTTGTTTTTTAATCTTTATCTGAAGCGAAGCATCTACTTCATCCTTGATTTGTTTTTGTTTTTCAATTAGTAGCTTAGTTAGCTTTTCTCTATCTTGCTTTAACTCTCTTCTTTCTTCTTTGATTTTTTGCTTGAAGGATTTTTCTCTATCTCTCATATCGAAGTAAGCTTCCTTGTTAGCCTCTAATTCTTTCTTAAGCATTTGAGACTCATGCTCTACCTCGTTTATTTGAGATATCAAGTTATTTTTATCTTGTAATGCAATGCCTTTAGCAAGGTTTAAGAACTCTAAATCAAATACTTCTTCGAATATCTTTTTCTTATCCGAATTAGATTCTTGTATAAGTCTCTTTATACCCTGACCAAACATGATTGAGTTCATAAACAGAGTATATGATAAACCTATCTCTCTGTTTATAAAATCCTGTATCTTCCCCTTCCCTTTTATATCGACTATATCTCCATCTTTCATGAAGATAAGTCTGTCTTTGCCTTTAGCACCATCCTCAAGTACTTCATCATACTTTTGACATCTAACTATCTTATATGTATGAGAATCTTTCTGAAAATATACTTGTACCTTAGTACCCTTGTAATCTTTAGGCCTTACTTGCTTCCAAGTATTTACCTCAGAAACACCCTTTAGGTTTTTCCCATATATTGCCCATACCAAGGCAGAGAGAATAGTTGATTTCCCTTTCCCATTTGGGGCCTTGATAAGTATGGTACAAGTGGGGTTTAATTGTAGATGTAAGGATTCTATTGAACAAAATCCTTCTGCCTCTAAGTTTAAGAACGTTAACATGACTCAGCCTTTTTAAGTGTTTCAATTAATAGATTAGTTTTAACCTCATCTTTAATACCTTTCTCTCTTAGGTATCTCTTTGCTAGAGACTTCTTAGAAAGTTGCTTAGTAATCTTATGTTTGTTATTAACTGGAGTACTAGCTTTTTGAGGGATTACCGTATAATAATTGCCATCATCATTAATATCCTCTTCCCTTTCTACATCGATGAACTTTGGGAAATTTTTCAAAGGTACAAACTTCAGAGACAAATCTTCATAGATTTTCCAATACCCTAATTCACAATCTCTATCGGTTCTCCTTTGATGGTTAGGTGCCCCAATCATATAAACCTTCTTTGATAATCTTTGAGGTTTGTGTATATGACCACATAATACTAAATCGAATTTATTGAGAACATTCACATTTAAGTTTTCTACGGAATCTATCTCTCTACCATCGGTATCCTTTGCACCGGGATAATCAGTGTGTAGTAAAAGAATATTCTTTTTACTTTTATCTAATTCTAACTTCTTTAAGTATTCACTTAGACCCACGTTATTATCAATATAAGGAACCCCATATACCATAATATCTTTATGTGTAGAAGATAGTTGGGTTTTTTCATAATCTAATATCATGATACCATACTTCTCTACTTGATAAAGCCAGCTAAAGGGTTTAGTACCAACCTTACTTATTTTCTTAATATCATGATTTCCAGATATGGCATATATCCAAAATCCTTCGATTAGTTCATTATAACATATCTCTGCTAATTCTTGGTCCATTGTTTCGGCCTTATGAAATAAGTCTCCACAAAATAATGCAGGACAGTTAAACCTTCTACATAATTTCCGTATAATCGACAAAACCCTGAAACTATTCAGGGTCCTGTGATTGTTCTCATTAAACTTAGCCCATAGATTTATATGTAAATCTGAAAAGGCTATTGCTATTACTTCTTTCCCCATATCCCATCTAAATGGTAATTGATTTGTTCCGTTCTCATACCTAAATCGAGCTCAGATATACAAATAGTGGGTATTTCCCAATTTGCAAGCAATTCCCCCATAAGATATGATATCTGAACTTGGAAGAATCTGTTAAGTATTCTCTTACCATTATCTTCCATTGACCAATGCTTATAAGTATCTAGATTTAATGGTAAGAAGATTGCTACATCACATTGATCTTCCATTAAAGTCTTACATTGACAGAAAAAATGTTCCATTTCACATTCTGGTAAAGTTCTTGATTGCTTATACCAAAAATAAGCAGCCAAATCTGCATAACTCCTATCAGTTACGAAGTATTCTCTATCCTTGAATAACCTATTCCTTTTGTTCAGAAGTTGAAAATCTGCTTTATACATTGCCTCCGAACCGAGGGATAATATTTCATTATGTGATACCCCTTCAGTAGCAGGTAATAAATCTGACATACTACCAGAAATAAAAGGTAGATCTTCTCTCTTAGCTACATACTTAGCTAAAGTAGTTTTCCCTATACCAGAGGGACCCACAAACATAATTCTCTTACTCATGATGTAATGCTTTAAATGGTTTTATAAATTCATTTGTCAAAAATGATGCTAAAGAGTATTCGATACAAAGTTCTTTGAATTTCTCATACTTAAACTTCTTCTTTGACTTAATTGGTAACTTATCCAATGGGTTATGTCTTACAAACCAGAAAAGGTCGATTAACTGTTCATTCCTTTTCCATATTTGAAGATATTCTTTATTCTTACTCTGGGCAATAAACTTCTCAATTCTACCCTCATCAAGGATTTTCCTTGCCTTTACTGGTCCTATACCCGGGAACCCTGGTATATCATCGGAAGTATCTCCAACCATTGCAAGGTACTCTACCGTTTCATGAGAATGATAACCGAATAATTCTTTGCAGTTATCCATTCTTATCATCTCATCTTTTCTGGGATTATATATCCTCAGGTTATTTGATAGCAACTGGTTAAAGTCTTTATCCGATGATATAAGTATCATTTTCTCGGATTGGAATTTTTTAATTGCAAGGTATGCTAAGAAGTCATCCCCTTCATATACTGTAGATTTCTTTTTATCGAAGATATAATTAATTCTTAGCATACCCAGCATTTTCATTATAATTGCCTTTTGCTTTTGCAATGATTCGTAATCTACAGATATATTTTTTCTATGTCCCTTATAATTGGGCAATAACTTCGTCCTTACTGGTGAATGACCATTATCGAATGAAATATAAACCTCATCCGGTTCGAACCTTGTAAGATACATATGTAGAGATTTGAAAAATCCGAATATTGCCCCACTCGGTTTGCCATCGGTAGATTTAAGTTTTTCGAACTTATGAAAAGACTGATGGAGAATATTCTCTCCATCAATCAGTAATATTGTTTTCTTGCTCATCGTCCAAAATCTAATTCATAAAGTGAAACTTCTTGAATCTTTTCCTCTCCAAGATATACATCTAAATAATTCTCGGGTGGGCTATAAGCATCTAGATACCTAACCCTAGATTCCATTCTCAAATTTTTCTTAAGGTACTCTTTAATTACTTTCTCTATACCTTCTACCTCTTTCTTATTCATCGTCTTCCTCCTCCTCTTCTGAATCTGAATAGTTTTCATATTCTACACCATCGACTGGGAATAGATTTGTTTCTATTTTCTCCAGTTGTTTTTTAGTAGTACCTATGGTATTTACTCCAGCTTTCCGTAAAAGTTTTCTACGAAGTTCATCATCCTCCTCCAAAAGCTTTTGGAATTTCTCTTCCCCTCTTGCAAGAGTTTTACCTTTCAATTTATACCCACCAGTAGTTTTTTCGATTACATCGGTATCTACCAATACATCTTCCAAAGCATAGCATCTGTCAAACCCGACTTCGTGGAATTTAGGATTGAAATATACAGGGCATTTGCTGATTGTAGGTCGAGGAGGAGCAACTTTATTTTTAATAAGTCTGATAGTGACAAGTTTCCCAGCTTTTCTTTCTTTCCCATTTTGTTTAATGGTAACAGACCTTCCTGAATAGAAAGCAGCTCTGATTGAAGCGTAGAACTTAAGTGCTGCACCTCCTGTAGTTGTTGTGTTATCTTTTCCAAATCCGACATTTAAAGCAGTTCTTAATTGGTTAATATAAATCTGAGATACTCCCAGCTTGTAGAATAACTCACTTCTGATACGGAAGTATTTGTAAAGAGCCTTTGCTCTACCTCCCATTTCTGCTTTACCATCAACCATCTTAGCATCGATATTATCTGTACAGTCTGTAGCTGCAATAGAATCAATTACTAAGAGTATCGGTTCATTGTGAGTTAATTGAGAACGTAAATATATTGCTAAGTCTGCCACTACGTCTGCAATATATTCAATACGGGTATCATTAACAATAGTTACTCTTGCAGGGTCTACTCCATTGATTTCAGCCCATGAATTCATCCAGGATTGTTCAGCATCTACCCATATCACATGACCTCCGAGTTGTTGAGTAGCATAAGCAAAGTTATAAGCCACTAAAGATTTACCAGAGGATTCCTCTCCAGCAATCTCAACGATTTTACCATAAGGAATACCCTTACCGAATAAGTAGTTCAGAGCAAAGAAAGTAGATGGTATATATAAATCGGTATCAGTAACTTCTGAAGCTAATTTAATCATACTTCCATATTTCTTTGCCATCTCATTTGCTGTTGGTACTTTTAAACCAACCTTAGATTTCTTTGCCATAATGTAATGTCTTTAAACTAAAGAAGGTGATAACAGAACGAATCTAATTACCACCTTCGAATGAAACCATATTACTAACCCTTAAATATCCGATTTGTATTTTCTTTTCTTTTTCTTAGGTTCATCATCTTCCATGTAATGGTCTTTGTGAACTCCCTTTTTCTTTTTCTTCTTTGACTTATCGTCATCATCGTCATCCCCATGGTCTTCGTTTAGATACTGTGAAAGTAAATCTTCCAACTCATCATAGGATTTGATTTGAGAACGAACTATCCCCTCAAGGTCAATTGTACCTTGATATTTCTTGTCCAACTTAGTTGGTTTGCAAGCACGAGCAGAATAAGTTGTGTCTAGTTTACCAGACCCGGAACGAATTACCTTGATATCGTATCCAGTTTTTGGGTCGGTCATATCACCTGCCTCATCTTCATCAAGGTATAGGTCAATGATATCCTGGTATACTGAGCGAGGAACTAAAACTCCCTTATCTTTTCCTTCATAATCTACCTTACTACCCTTTTCATCTGAATAGATTATACCACCAATAACATATCTTCTTCTTGGTACCAGATTCTTGGCAAGTTCCTTGTCGTCTTCATCCTTAGAGTTTTTCAATTCTTGATACTTCTCCATAAATGGGCAAGGTTCATCAAAAGTAGCCGGAGATATAACTCCTCCCAAATTGCCACCCAGGTAGAATTGAATAATTTCGATACCCAATTCTTGGTCATCACCAGGAGACTTAATTCTCATTCTCAGTGTTCCTTCTTTTGGATATACTAACCCACTACCATTTCCCTTGGATTCTAGCTGTTTCTTTCTAGCTAGCATCTTTTCTTTTGTAGAAAGTCCTTCTGATGAAACTTTCTTTTTCTTCTTGTCTTTTATCATAATGATTAGTTTTAATTATTCGGTTCTGAGTAAACTACTTCGTTCATACTCAATACGGTAAGAACGTTTTTCTCTAAAAGTTGTTTGAGAGCAGGAGATAGTTTGTCCGTTTCGAATTCAAGTTCTTTACCTGCATACAAACCATAGGTAACTATTCTACCTACAGCAACCAATTCTCGGTAGGTTTTGTATTCTTCGGTAATTTCCCCACTCTTTACTACAACCCCTTTACGAGGAACTCCCTCTTTTACTTGTTCAGGGATAATCAAACCAGATTTAGTTTGATTTACCTCCTTTGGAGATAAAATAAGTACCCGGTTTTCTGTTGGGCATCCGGGTAATTCTTGATTAAATTTCTCAGCTACAAGAGGTGAGATAAATGTCATTGAATAATTCATATTCTAATACTGTTTTTAAAAGTTAGTAATTGTTTATAGTTCAATAGGTTAACCCTTTCTTAGGTTCGCATTAATAGTTCTTAATATATTTTCGCGTGACTCATAACATTTACAGATAGTTATGAACTTATTTGCTTTTTCTACAGCTTTTAAATACCTTTCATTGATAGAAGAGTATTTCTTGTTAAGGTTTGCCTTATGAGATACATATTCGTTATTCCATCTTTCATTAGCATCCTTATAATATAACCAGGCATTCGAATAAGCTTCTTCTTTTTCCCTTGCTAGAGCATCCCTTTCTTTTATATATTTATCTCTCAAAGAAGCAAGTACATAATAACTAGAAGGAGATTCTCGTAGCTGAGAATTAATGATATTCTCATTGATAGATAATTCCTTTTGGATATCAATCTCAATAAGTTTACCTTCAAATTTAACCTTTAGTTTTTTCAGTTCCGTCTTCATAAACTTCTAATAGGTTTTTAAAGTCTTCTTTACTAAATTCCCCCTTACTTATTGCTTTAGTTACTTGAGCAAAAGCCATTTGATAAGAGAGTTTCATACCCGGTAAATTAAGAAGAGATTTATAGATGCTTATCTTATCTACCAAAGCCATTAATCTTAAGTCGCATAAGTTATCAGTACCACCTCTATCGAGTAATGCTAAAAATGCAGCCCAATAAATATGGGTGGCATCTTCATAAGCAAGTTTACCATCCTCATCCGTAGCCATTACTTTAAAAGCCAATCCCTCTAAAGTAGTAAGATTAGTTTGTACTTGAGATAACTGAGTCTTTAATCGGTTAAGTAACATTTTTTCTTGTCCACTCAACCTTAGATTAACCACATCTAAATACTTAAGTAAATTTTCGATAGAATAACCTAAGCAACCTGCAACCATATAAGTAAGGGCAGTTAAATTACTTGCATTATCAATCTCTTTCTGTGTTGCCATAATTCCATAAATTTATATTATTTATGTATACATAGTATCTTCTCTTTTCACTCCTGTAATGGTAGATACTGAATCTGAATGCTTTATATTAGTTTTACAATTAGGACATTGTACTATCCTAAAATAATCCCCAGATTTATTATAAACCCCAAAAGTTTCACTGGTATCATATTCAAATTCGCAATCACATACTGGGCATTTAGCCCTCCATACCGTTGGCCCGTTTAAAATCTTCTTCATTTCCTTAGTTTTATGTTATTATACCGTAATATTTTATATAATACTCCAGTTGATATACCGAATTCTTCTAGTATATCTTTTCTTGGTATACCCTCTATATACCTAGAAATTAATAATTCTACATTTACCTTACGTTCTCGTTCTTTACCAACAAAATAGAATCTTTTATCTTCTATACACTGACCCATATTCATCTTAGCTGTACCCCAATATAAATTACCTACCCGATTATCCTCTGGATTGTTATTTTTATGACATACTTGAGGATAATTGTTTGGGTTAGGGATGTAAATAGAAGCAACTAACCTGTGTCTATAAAAGTTCTTCCGTTTACCACCATCTCCTACTAAAGAGTTAGATAAATAACCATTATCTTTCATAGCAGGTTTTACTAATTTCCAACTACCAGTAAATTTCGAGTATAATTTTCCAGTACGGGATATGTAATAATTACTAAACCCGGGTATATTACCCTTTTCTCGATTTTTCATATTCTCGTTGATATTTATGGATTTCCTTTTTATATAGTTCCATAAATACTTCTGGTGAAGCTGCACTAAAATTACCAATTTTACGAGTCTTAAACTTATGGTATTCCTCCATGTACTCTTCTACCGAAAAGTCTGGTTTTAACATTCTAGTATAATCATATCCGGGCATAAATGGTAATTCTTCTGCCATAGACCGGCCTATTGTAAAATCCATTGATAGAGTTACGTCATCTACTTGAAAACCGAAATACTTCTTAGTACTTGGGTTACGTAGGATATTCCAAATGGTATATACAGTCCATGTATTTATATCTTCTGGTTTAGAATACATATATACTGCATCATGTACCGTACAAGCTTCTTTCATCATTGGTAATTTACCTTGTCGCATTAACCAATAAACAAGAATAGCTCCGAAGTTGGTCATATTTGCTGCAGCACCTTGACATGGGAAATTAAGTCCCAAACGAATAGCATAAGCAACTTCTTGTTTGTCGTTTGAGTATATCTGGGGTAATCTTCTCTTAGTACCAAATAACTGGGTATAATACCCATGCTTACGAAGAAATTTCTCTTGCTTCTCTTTGAACTTAAGTATCTTTGGGTGTTTCTCAAAGAACTCCGCCATTTCTTTATGGGCTTCTTCTTTAGTAACTATAATACCAGCTTTTGGGTCGGATAATTTTACTGCAAGTAAAGCTTCTCCAATACCATAAATCAAACCGAATGCAATTTGCTTAGCTTGTTTTCTTCTAGTCTTCCATAATTTATGGTCAGGATGATTTTCATCTTCGTATATTTTAGAGGCTTCCTCAATTGATACTCCATATTTTGCTGCTGCTATGCCCAAGTGAGGATCAGCTCCTTTTGCAAAAGCATCAAGATAGGTTTCATCACCAGATAGATGAGCCATCATCCTTAACTCTGCCTGTGAGTAGTCAAATGCCATATATAAATATCCCGGAGGAGCAACTAATTGTTTCTTGATATTGGGGTCTACCGATGTCTTTGGTATCTGCTGCATATTTGGGTCTGCAGAACTAAACCGATTAGAGTCTGTACCATGTATATTATACCTACCGTGTAATCTAGAATCATCTTGTACCTTTTCCCACCATCCATAAATATAGGTCTTATACATTTTCTCTAACCCTCGTAATTCAAGAAGCTTATCAAGGAATATTGCCTTTGGTGAATCTGGCTTTTTAATCGTTAACCTAAGGTTAGTAAGAGTTTCTTCATCAGTACTTGGTTTACCAGATTCATTATCCTTAATCACATTAAAATGAAAGCCATCTTCTGAATACATCAATGCAGGTAAATCAACTGGGCTACCCAAATTAATGGGCCTTATTAATTCTTGTTCCTTTTTAGTTGTGAATATACCTGCTTTGATATTTGAGATTTTCTGTTCCCTTGATGCAATCTTCCGTTTATCTTTTGGGTCATTATAATCTAACTCTTCAAGTTCGTCTTCAATAGACTGAATATATTTATCAATCTTTTCTTGGTTATACTTCTTTTCGAATTTCTTTACTCTTGGCAAAGCGTATATTGCGTCTCTAGCAGCATCTATTTTTGGTTTATATTCTTCCAAAAGCTTTTTATTGAACTCAGTATCTAGATATAAACCCTCCTTTTCTACCGATGTTAGTACTCGTGAATTACACATGAATAAATTACGGAATACCGAATACATACCTAAATCCACCAACTTCTTCTCAAAGAATATCATTAACCTAAGAGTATAATCTGTATCTTGACACCCATAATGGCAAAGTGGGTCTAATTCTTTTTTATCCCAAGGTATTTTATCAAAAGCATCTTGTTTCTCATAATTACCATGCTCAGGCAAATACCTTCTTACCATTGATTTTAGGTCATGGGGTTTTTCCTCATTAAGAACATATTTTGCAAGCATACCATCTAAACAAGTACCCCTATAGAATATTTGATACTTTTGGTTTATCTGGTCATCAAACTTCCAGTTCCATGCAACCTTTACAATGTCATAATTCTCGATTACCTCTTCCCCAAATTTCTTTAGCATCTTTTTCCAATTCCAACCCGGTGAAGTATAATCTTTTGTTTCGAAATGGTCTAAAGGAATGGAAGCACCAAACCCTGGCATCCAGGATACTGAGAGTATAGTTGGCTTAAAACCCTTATTATATATTGGTTCTGCATTTGTTTCGTAGTCACAGCAAGCATAACCTGTAGCTTTACAACAAGCAATAAGTTTCTTAAGCTCTCTCTTGTTTTTTATTATTGTGTACCGTGTATCCATATTTTAAAATAGAAAAAGGGACATACCCACCAGTAGTAGATACATCCCTCATTATTAGTATTTCTCTTGTAAGTCTTCCAGATTAGATGCTAATGATGTCCAATCTTTCTTATAAGCATGAAGAGAATCGATTGTGTGATACAGATAACCCGGTTTTACTCCTACTTCTTTAGCTACATATTCCATTAATCTCCAAGCTAAATATATATCATTACCGAAATGTTGTACAAAGTCCGAACTTCTTTGATGATAGCAAATATGTAATACCTTCTCTCCTTTACCATTCTGACGGATAAGGAAATCGTAATACATAGAGCAAGGAATACGTCGACTTCCATCAAGGAAACATAAATCTGAACCATGAAATATTGGGAGTACTGCTTTACGAGTATCATTATCCCTTTTAAGAAGGTTGATTACCTCTTCTAAAGCTAACTTACCAGTATCACTTAAATCATTCCAAATCCTTTCTGGATAAGTATAATCAAACTTTTTACCATTTGGACCCTCAACTAAGAATTGTTCCCATAAGTCTTTCCTTAACTCCCAAGCTGTACCGGGATTTAAACCATACCAACAAAGCCTTTCTCCTAACTCTGCATCTGCCCATTCTCTTGAATGTGAAAATACAAATAACCATACTGGGTCTCCGAGTGAAGTCAAGCAATATTGTTGGCAAATGAGTTCCTTTGTTTCAAATTCCTCTTTACCTTCAATGACTTTATTCTGATAGGTCTTTGGTTTTACAGTTTGACCATAACTGTTGAGTTCTCTGCCAAGTTCTGACATTAACTCAAAAGAATTACTGTAGATTCTCATTCTTCTGTTTCTTTAAAAGTTTTTTCTTATATGCTTTACGTTGAGAATAGGATATCACATTTTCTGGATATTCTATATCTTCATATTCTAATAGCAAGTCCTTTGCTAACAAAGCTTGGTATTCGTATAAGTCCGGACGAAGTACTTTAAAACTCCTGAAGAATACCTTAAATGAAGACCATTCTTTCTCTGTACCCTTTTGGATTTTCTTATAAACCTCTTTAACTCTTTTAGTCCAAGGATTATCTATACCCTTGATTACTTTCTTTAAAGGTTTATAAGCTGAGTACATTAAGAGTGTCTCTACATTCCCATACATTTGAGTCGCAAATAGGTTGATTTGTACTGACTGGTCCGGCCCATACACATATTCGGCCATCCGTTGAATTAATAGGAAGTCGAATATTAACCTCTTTGTAATCTCTGATGCTCTGATTACCATTGTAATAACTGGGATGTCCTCTTGAAATCTCTTCGAAAAAGTTGCAGCAATTAAACATTGTTTACCGTTATCATGATGATTATTAAACATATATGTAACATTGTAATTCTGATTATACTTGTTCTTCAGGATTCTTAATTTGCTACGTAAGAGGTCTAACTTATTAAAATCAATATAGTTATTCAATAAGCTCGTCCACTTAGTTTCTTTGTAATTAAAACACCTGCCATAATCGAAATCTGGGTCTACCCATGCTTTACGTATTTTTATAAACACATTGTATGCTACTGCAACTCCACTGTTTGCAGTAGCACCCTTATCAAAAAGAACGGGGTCTAATCTTAAGAAAGCCTCGTTCAATTTCTCCCATGCCTCTTGTGAAGTAGCAAACTCCAAAGAGTGGAGGGTCTCCTCCGTATTAGATTGAAGACCCTCTAATTTTCTATTCCATCCACTCATCAGTAATTTGTTTTTTGTCTCCAGAGGTTAAGTCTTTGTTTCTTAAAGAATAACCTGTAGATTGATTCATCTGAAAATCCTTGTAATCCCAAGAATCCCATATATAGGTAGAAAGCTTTTACCAAAGAATATTGAAAGTCTAATTCCTTAGTCATTACTTGGGTTTGTTTCCAAGGTCTACACTTAAGAAGATTCCTTGCAATATTCAATTCATATACTACATTGAATAATAATACCTTCTCTTCTTCATGAGATGCTTCACTTAAAGTATTAAACCCGGGAGTATAATCTTTTACGGATTCATGTTCTTCATCAATCATGTTAAACCGATTAACTAAACCAATACTACCTTCGGTAACCATTGCTATACCCATAGTAATTACGTCCTTCAATTCTTTTACTTTGAAGTCAGAGTAATCAATTACATAAGACGTTCCCCATGAGAAGATGTCTTCAGGTAGTATATTTGCAAAGTGAAACAAAGTGAATAGAAATCCCAGAGCATCTCCCTGTTCTTCATTGGCATTCTGTAGATGATTTAGTACCTGGGTATATTCGTCCTCTGTTAGTTGGTCAATATTCCATCCCCACTTGTGGCATATCTTTACTACCTCAGAGGTAGATTCATAACCCTCCATTAGTTCTTCGATAACCCTGGCAATAAAATCCTTAAGAACTATCTGATTTTGGTGATTATTGATATCAACCGGATAATCAGGTAGCTTTTCTATTTGCCTGTAGCCGTCTAATTGTTCTAACGAAAGAGAATACATTGCTTGTAAATACGTACCTACTTCTAAAGAAGGTACGATTTCCTTGATATTACGTATGTCCATTACTTACTTCCTGTTGAATTAAATCCACCTTCACCTCTTGTTCCCCACATTTGAGATTCAGAATAAAATTCTTCTGATTGAATCTCCTCGGGTTCTGTGAGATAGATTGGTACATGAATAAATTGGGTTGCTTTCTCATCCACCTTTAGAGTCTGTATTACTCGACTGAGATTGATTATACCAATATGAATCTCTCCTACATAAGGAGAATCTACAATCTCTGCAGTATACAGAAGACCTTTTTTAGAAGCAAGCCCAGACTTATTAGCTGCCATGAGCATAGACTCTTGAGGTTCGATAAGAGGTTTAATACCTGATGGGATAAGGATTCTCCCTCCCGGGTAGATTTGAATATCAGTTACGAAGTTGGTAGTTGTATTTACTCCCAATACAAAATCTGGGGTAAAATTATTTGGAGACTGGTTTGCCTCGATTTGAATCAATTGTTGAGGGTCCAAGTTTCTTGGGATATAGAAATCCAAACCTGCATCACCTGCATTACCTCTCGATGGAGTCTTTACGTCTCTTACTTTAATAAATCTGAATCTGTTCATAATATATTACATTGTTTTAAAAGTTGTCCAAAGGTTAATCCTCTTTGAGGAGTTACTCCGAGTGAATGACAGAATCTTTCTACGTCATATTCACCCTGCATAAACAAATCAGCAAGAACATCATCTTGCCGTACATAATAATTTGGGTTGTTAAGATATAACTTAAACATTGCCCATATCATTCTTAATTTACCTACTTTTCCCATTGCATTCTCTATAAAGTTCTCTAATACGTTTCTTAGGTACTTCGAATTTCTCAACTGTCTTTGAGATAATTTCTTTTCTGTCTTTCCCTTTCCGAATCAAGCTTCGGATGAATTTCTTGATACCAACCGTGTCTTCTAATACATCCAAATCTTTGTATTGATTCTTCTGTTCTAATTCTTTCCTTGTAATGTTCAAGTTCTGGGACATCTTGAACGCACACAGTTCTGAATCTCCGCATAATTTACATTCTTTAGTGGATAAATCATACCCAATACCAAAGCATGGGTCTCCATTACTCCCCAACTGAGAGATATCCAATGGTGTTAGGATATCCTGCTTGGTTAAGTCTGGAAGCATTTGTTTTTTCTTTGCCATAATTATTCATCTATTTTTTTTTCTGTTAGTCTTATGACTGAATCTCCAATCTTCAATTCCGACTCATACAGTGGTAAGTAGGAATGTCCAATTGCATTAATAAATAGTTTCCTGATATCACCCAAGTGTTGTGAGTAACGAGAATCAGTATAAGTTAGTACTCTAACCTGCAGTCCTGAACAGAAAAATAAATCGAAATATACCTTGTATTCATGAGCCATTACCTGAACAGATTGTATATCTGATATCCATACCAGGGTAGTACAGTTAAAAACATGGAGAGGAGTTTGTTCCTCTCCGATTATCTTATCAATGAATTTCTTATATAACTTAGTAATCATAACTTTTGAGTGTTACATTTTGATATCTACAATGAGGACAAGTCCAATCCTTAGTATGCCAAGGACCTCTTAAATCCTTTATATCGCTTTCCTTGAATTTCTTCTTGCAATGATGACATTTGTATTTATATACATCGTAATCATACTGAGATGAATAGAGATAAAGTATTCCGATTATCACTCCCAGTACTGTTAGTATTAGTAGTAAGTATTCCATATCTTTTAATTTAATGATTAATAATGCCCTATGTCCCTCTATTAGATTAATTACTTCCTCCTACCGGAAAAAGTAATTATCCATAGTACTTAATAGAACAGATTAAGTAAGGTATTCTCATAAAGAATGAATAGGATGATTCTTCCATATCTTCTCTAACAGAATAACTTTCAATTCTTGTTTTTGATAATACTGCTTCCTATGTTTACCATGCCTATTAAGATAAGGACCTGGATAATGTAAGTCATCAAGATAAACCTTTTTCTTTGAGGAATCTGTTCTAACCAAACGACCAAGGAACTGAATAGATTTTTCCTGGCTATCCATTGATGCTGCATTAAGTAAATACCTAAGCTTAGGGAAGTTTTTACCTCGAGCAATGATTGTAGTTGATACCAGGATATCAATCTTGCCTTCCCTAAAATCTTTCATTATTTGTTGTCTTATCTTTGAAGGAGTATCTACATGCACACAGGCAATATTATATTTACTTCCTAGCTTCTTTTTAAAGTATTTGCATAATTTCTCACAGTGTGCAATAAATTTACATACTACGAGTGCAGGATATCTACCTTGTTTAATATTCCATTTAAGTCTGTCATAAACCATCTTTCTGGCATATTTATTAAAGGTAATAGAATCATCATATACTTCTTTATAAGATACTTCTTCTGATTCCCAATTACCATACCAAGGTTTACTTGGTACCATCTTTACGATTGTACGAGTTGAATAACCTTTCTTGATAGAGTCCTTAAGTTTAAACTCTGCAAGTACTTTACCAAAGAATACTTCAAGATTCATATTCTTTACTTTGTCTTTTGCAAGCTTACTCATATAAATGGTACCAGATAATCCTATACGAACTCTGGTATTAAATAAACGAGTAAGTACATTTTGATATTGCTTACTACCTGCTTGGTCAGCCTCATCTACCAAAACCATATCTACCTTTGCTAATTCATTCTGATAGAATCTCATGTTACGAGAAATAGATTGAACCATGCCAATTGTAAAGTTACTCCAATTTAATACTTTACCTTGAACAAATGTAATCTGTTCTCCTGGTAGGTATTTCTTAAATTCATCCCTAGCCTGATTCAACCAGTCTGAGTCATTAGTTATTAGCAAAGTCTTTAACTGCTTCTTATAGGATAAATAAAGAGATGACATGATAAGAGTTTTACCTGCATTAACAGTGTAATCTAAAACACCAATTTGGAAAGGTACTTTACCTACCTTATTATTGATTACTGCTTTAACAGCCTTCTCTTGTTCTGGTCTTAATTTATATTCTCCTATCTTCGTAACAACTTTACTGACTTTAGGTAAAGGTTGTCGCATATCTACAACTTTAGGTTTAATTCCGTACTCAGTACACTTTTCATATACTGCTGGAAGTAAACCTATTTTAAATTCACCATGCTTGTTAATGTAATGAATCTTGCCGTCCCAGTTCTGCATACCTCTTTGCCTTGTACGTAAGTAGAAAGCATTTGGATGACGAATGGCAAACTCTGCATAGAGTTTCTGTGCGAACTTAAGAGGTAAGTCCAGTTCGCACATATTCCCATTCTGTATGATTATCCTACTCATTTGATAATTACAGTTACACCTTTCTTGGTATCATCTACTCCCATAGCTTCCTTGATGAGTTTAATGTGATGTTCTTCATCAGCAATCAGTTTATTCAACAAATACATCACATCATCATAATCAGCACGTTCACTATACAAGGCTAGATTATTCATAATCTTTTTATAATTGCCAATGGTTTCTATCTCAGAATTCCAAGCAATCTTCAAAGCACTTTGAGGAGAAAATCCTATTTCCACTTTAGGATAGATATCCATAACAGAATCCTGTTCATGAGGGTCTGCCTTCTGTAAGAAATCAGATAACTTGTCATAGTGTCTCATTTCTACCAAACCAATACCAAGCATTAACTCTGCAATTGGGTCAAACCTTGATGACTGTTGGGTATACATCAAGATAGCACTAATCTCGGAAAAAGGTTTATCCTTTAGTGCATCTTTAAACATATCAACAATTTCATCTGGCCAAGGTTCGATATCCTTGAAATCTGGATAGTCTACCGACTGGTCTGAATACTTGAGGACATCAATAAAGGCATTTGCTGCATCCTCTACTCTGTTACCTAAAAATTTTAAAGCTTTCATAACGTTATGTTTTTAATTATTAATTAAATTGTAGTACGTTTCATTTCGAAATATACGACCTTCTTGAACACACTGTCTAATATTTTCATTTCTTATTTATAGATTCCCAGAGTGAGCCTTCAACTTCAGGTTCCTCTAAGGATTTTTTATTCTTATTTTTATATAAATACTTATTATACCTTTCTACTGCTTTATCAGTATATAACTGAGCAATATCTGGTAGACCATTACACCATGCTAGAGATTCAAACTGAGCATCTATGAAATCCTTATAATCCCAACCTTCTTCCTCTAAGAATGCTGCTACATAAGCAAAGTGAATATACTTTTCAGGATTCTTTTCATATGATTCATATATACCAGTTGCTTTAGCAATCTTACTTACAAAGTAATCATGTACCTTAGCAGTGAGTTCTAAATCTGCTGACTGTAATTTAATCTCAGCTTCTGTTTGATTAGTAATGTTATCCTGCATGGATATTAACCTTTGCATAACATTACGATAATCTGTCATCCTCTTTAAACCAGTCTCAATGTATTTAATAAATCCTTCCCGAGTATCAAATTTAAAATCCTCACAAAAGGTATTACATATCTCAGCAAGCTTTTTACATAAAGCCCATTCCCTTGTATTACTTTCGTTTATTTTACGAACTCCTCTATGCTTAAGCTTTATACGAGTAGCATATAATATATCGGCAACAAGGGAAGCATTACCCTTAGATGCTAGTAATATATTAGTTACTTTCTTAGTTGTCCCTTTATTAGAAACAACCACTGCTCTAGTATTTATTGCCTCTTTTCGTGCAATAACAAAAAAAGCCTCAACTGGGAAGTTATCTACCTCTAAGGTATTTAATATTTCCTCAAATTGAGACTTAGTAATGTGAATACTGGGTTCTCTCATTTTACTCTATTACAAACTAAAACACCATTAATACAACCCTCGTTTTTATCTATTGGGCATTTCTTCCCATAAAGGTTTTTAGTGGGAGAACCAAATGATACATAATATGAACCTCTATTGGTACCTACATACCAAGTAACATTTTCGGGTAAGTTTAAAGTATAATCCCTAACTTTACCATCAACCATCTCACATCTGAAAACCATATTCTTCCTTGGTTGGGGTTTTTCAAACCAACTTACAACTGGGAGGGAATATCCCATAATTAAAAGAGCAGCCAAAACTATTGAAGTCTTAACTACATAATCGATTATCTTCATCATATCATTAATATTTTAAGTTATATAATATAATAGGTAATCCTTACTCCAAAGAGTTTCGGATTTGAATTAAATCTTGATAACTTTGATACCTTGTTTGATATACTAACCTAAGAGTTTCTTTTCTACCTAAATCATTTACATCTTTTCCTTCTGGTAAAAACACCACCTTGACTTTTTTATAGGCAACAAGTTTGAGCGCAAGATTGATTGCATATTTCTTGGCGTCTGGGTCCAGCAATATAATGAATCTTTCGCATGAGGATTTAAGTAATTCATTGACTTGGTATCCAGATATAGCTTTACCCATTGTGGCAATTCCTCTATCCCCAATAGTAAGGGCATTGAGTGCACCTTCACAGATGTATACCGACCTATACATCTCCAACGCATCATAATTAAATATGATAAATTCTTTGCCAACTCCTGTGATATCTTTGTTAGGGTTGTTATACCGAGGACCTTGCCCGATAACATTTCTCGCGTTATAATATCTAAGTTGTCCTCTGTAATAGAAGGGTATAATAAGGTACCCAAAGTAAGCCCCTTTCGTCGCATAGCCAACTCCATGCTTAGACAACTCAGAGATGACAAAGCCACGGCTTTTGACATATCCTCTAATGCTTTTTGCAACTTGTGACTTGCCAAGGTTAAGGATTCTAAATCCTTCTGGTAGATATAACGGCTTAGCTTCGGCAAGCTCCACTTTTTCTTCTCGAAATTCAAGTTCATCGAATTTTCCACTGTTTAAAAAGTTAATTAATTCATGATATGTTTCGAATCCTTCTATATCCATAACCAACTGAGAAGGATTCGGATGTTCATTACATCTGAAGCAATTGGTTCTATACATTGATAAGTTAACTCCCATCTTTAATTCCCTATGACAGTATGGGCATACTGGGAGTTTCATCCAGCCTCTCCGATATTCAAAAGCCCCAAGTCTTTTAATAAAGTAAGTCTTAAGTCTAGACTTAAACTGATTTGTTATTTTCATGGTCTCTAATTGCTTTACGAATTACCTTTCGGATTCTCTTTAAATCCTCAATATCTAGATTACTGATGGAAGTTGTTTGCCAACCATTGTGAGATATTTCTAAGGCTAATCCATCAGTCCATCTGTCTTTTACTACTTCTACTTTTTTAGTTCTCATATCTATTCTTTCGTTTCTTACCACATCTTTCACAATAAATCCTCGAACGATATTTGGTATAATACTGGGCCTTCTTTCTACCGCCTTTCTTTGAGAACCTTGCTTTTCTTGGTTTCATCCGATACTCATACCAAAACTCATGTACCCACTTATGTATACCTAATTTACATTTAGATATCTCCAGTAGTTCTTTCCCTTTTCTTGGAATCAGCATCGGGATTACCTTTCTTAAAAGATTCCTCAAGTTTCTTACCATATACTTCATCGTAGTTCTTTCTTTGTTCTTTAGTAAACTCAGTACATCTTTGCCTTTCTACATCGCATTTAAATAAAGCTCTACCAGAAGGAAGACCATCCCTTTGTACTACAATCTCTGAACGAAGGATATTATCTTTCTCTTCTTGCTCTGTACTGTTAAGACCCATAATGAATTGAGCATTACGTACAATGGCAATAGAACCAGATATATCGTTCTCATCATATTTAGTTGCTTGGTGTTTCTTACCTTCACGAGTAATATGATGAGCAGTCCATACAACATCTAAATGCAAATCCTCAGCAAGATTCTGTAAGTCAATATATACATTTGAGATTCTATCAAAATCCTCTTTATCCTTTGCAATAGAAGCAAGCTTCCCTGCATAGTCAACCATCAATACCTTAATATCAATCCCTTGGCTCCTAAGAGTAAGTATCTTCTCCCTTATATAATTGCAGTCAGTAATTAATGCAGGTACTCTTTCAACGATTAATTCAACTCCAAACCTTGCAAGTTTTCTTAAATGCTTAGCCTCGAGTTTATCATAATCTCCAGTATATAATTCCTTCTTAGTTTTATTGATACTGGATTGAATGAAACGGTCCATGATTTGTTCTTGACCATTTTCTGTATCCACATAATAAACTGACTTCTTCATTCTAAGGTAACCTCTTGCAAGGTTAACCATGAAGAATGTTTTCTTTGCTTTAGGTTTATCCAAGATTACATTGATTGATGCACCTGGGAATCCTCCCGCATTGGTTAAATCGTTTAGTTGCCTAAATGGGCATGGTACTACTGAGGGTTCTGCCTGCCTCTTAAATTGACGTTCAGTAACATCTCGAATCATGAATAAAGGTTCATCCTCCTGTTTAGGTCTACTTCTTTGTAAAACCTTCTCTACCTTTCTAGAATATTCTTCGTACTGTTCAAAGTTATCTAAGTCGAATGAATCATTTAAGTTCTTCATTTCAACATAAGTAGAGAACTGATAGATTTTCTCTTTAATATATTCTGAATCAGATAATTGAATTGAATAAAGATTTTTGATAACCTTCTCGATGTTTGGGATATCATCCTTAGTAACCAGGTCAACATAGTTTTTAGATTCTAGCATTTCTCTGAGTACTTGTTTAAGGACATTCTGTGAGGGTATCTTTCTTTGCTTCTTGAAGTATTTAAGTATACCCTCACAAATTAAGGAATGTTCGATAAGTACTAAGTAGCTTGGTTTTATTCTGCTTAGTACTAAACCTCCTTCCTTATCTTGAATAATGAACCTGAGAATCTCTAACTGAAAGTCAGGTGCAAAACTAAATTTAATTTTATTCTTTTTCATACATTATTATATTGCAATATTATATACTAATAGATTTTGATAGTCCTCATGTAGTTCTGAACTCATGTCCACAATATCTAGTCTTCTTATCCTCAGCCGTTCGGTGAAATTTTTTGATATTCTTATATTATATAAAATATATTTATTATATTTGCATAACGAAATACTTAAAGAATATGAGGAAATGTAATGGAAACAATGGTTCAGAGCTTCATAGATTAAAACCCATGCAGGATTATGATGAAGCAATGTTTAATCGGTTATACAAAGTTTGTAAGCCAGTTATTCGGAACCTTACCAAACAGATTGATTACAAAAGGTTTAACCTTACGCCAGATATAATATCTTCTTATTTCTGGGATAAAATGTTATTTGTTTTTAATAAGTACTACGGTACTTGTAGTGAAGAACATCTTAAAGCAAGAATCCTTTCTTCTCTTGCTACATTTAAGAATAAGCTTCTTCGATTTGCCTATGGAGAGATTGCAGAATACAATCAGAACCTATTTAAACTTGAAGACTTATTTGATAATGATAAAGAGTTAGAAGATGACGATGAAGAGGTTAAGGCTAAGGAAGAAATGCTTGAATTATTATATAAGTATATGAAAGAGAAATTATCTCCAGATGCTTATATGGTATTTGAAGTATTACTTACTCCACCTCCTTATATTAAAGAACGAATTAAAGATGGAGAAAGAATCACCAATATAATGCTGGTTGAGTTCTTTGATATGCCTAGAACTAAGAAGTCGGTTAAATACATAGGAGAACTCAAACAAGATATCTTATATTGGGAAGAGAAAGCTAAAGAAGAACTTCACTACTAAACACAAAAGAAAAGGGGCGTTTCCCAACGTCCCTCTCCTATAATCCATAAATTAAAAGTTCTTTGTCAACAATATAAGTAGTTAAGACATAATATTATAGTTTTATAATGTATGCCAGTACGTAGTAAGGTGGCCTATTTTCGTGAGGTTGACCTCCACCTGCAGCCCTGGTATCATGGTCCCATAGGCATACATAAGAATTATCTCTATCAGTTTTATTACTACCAGAAAGGTTATTACCAATCCATTGAGTACCATTAGCTCCCACCAAATCTGAATGAGCCTCGATAAAGTAAGCATCTGCGAAATTGTGAACGTGAGATGGAATCTCTTGAGTTGAAAGAGTTACTTTTTCTTGGCCACCCGTATTACCAATCAAATTGTAATCCTCATTACCTGATGACCAGCCAACAATAAACTTACCCGATAAGTCTGGTGTCTGTAAGTCTTCTACAATCTGACCATTACATAAAGCCCAACCTTCTGGTACAGAAACTCCATTCCACATGGCAATTAGTCCTCTTGGTATATTAGCTCCTGCCATACCACCAAGCTTTTCATCAATGTAAGCCTTGATATCAAAGTTTGGGAATCCTTGCAATAGTCGTAAGAGAGTTTCTATATTGGCTTGTTGCATTCCATGGATAGCAGTATTATATTCTACTGGTTGGGGAAACTTTCCTGCATAAGGAACAATAGAATATTTCTCTACTGAGTTATCCATTGAATTAGTACCTTGCCCATATATACCAATTAATACCATTGAGGATTTGTCTACCAAACCTTGAGATACTGAAGCCATAGCTCTATTCACTAGAGACTCATATGATAATTCATTATCTTCTAATACATTTGTTTTTGACAGGTTTCTAGAATCCTTGGGTGTTGGGTATAATGGGTCTACTGATTTCTTGTACAGAGAATAGAACGAATTAGATTCATTCCAGAAAGCTCTGAACTGTACTGGGTTCTGTACAGGCTCTTCCAAAGGTGTATGGTAAGCAAATACAATCACATCCTCATTAGAACCCTTTGAGCCTTCAATATTAGGTATACTAATATTAGCACTATCAGAAATATAGATTGTACCATCCCTTGCTATACAACCAAAATTTGTATCTGGTCCTTCACCAGAATCTGCAGCTTTAGTCATATACCTTGAAAGGATTCTATCCTTTATTGCTTGATATGCAGGAGAAGTAGGTTCTCCATTAGGCAAGAGAGTGATTGCATTATTTACAATCGTTGCAGAACCAAATCCACAAAATGGACCAATGCCTACTGGTGCAGCTATAGCTTCAGCTGCATCCTTAGACTTTATTATACCTTCATAATCAAAATAGGTTTTCATAATGTATCTTCGTTATTGTTATTACTCTTATATTCTTTCGATTGGTTTTTCATATCTTGGAAAGCCTCTCCTACAGCCTTGAACTTGAAGGTTATCAATTTCCAAAAGATATACCAGATACTGTACTTCTTTTCTACACCATGTAAAGTACAGATATGATTATAAATACTATCTATTTCAAAACAGTAACATAATACCATTACCGTTATAGATACTGTTATTGGATTTAATCCGTAAGGTTCTCCGATGGCTTTACCTATTACGGCACCCAGTAAGATGTAACACAGGTAATCAATGATTTTATTAAGAGTTCTTCTCCCGGCTCTAGATTTTCTTATTTCAATCTTCTTTGCCCTACTTGCAGATATCCCAAACCAAAAATCTGTAAGTATTAGTACAAAGGCTAATAAAATCATCCACCTCAAATTAAAGATAATGGCATAACATTCAGAAGTGAATCCAATGATACCAGTTTTAAATAATGTGTTAAAAGAGCTGCTTTCCATTTTATTTATTCTATTTTAAGTGACCATTCTGTTCCTTCCGGAACTAATATATTAATACCTTGTTCCGAAATATCATTGGATTCCCAAGTAAGTTCTGTCTTATCAACTACATCCAACAGGTTTACTATGAATACTGCTTTAACTGCAGGGTTAGCTTTCACATAGAAAGTATGTTTACCTGGTAAATTAGTAAAGAATTGATAAGGGCTTGGATGAACCACATCCGGAGCTGTCTCATATACAATATCTGAAACTTTTCCAGTATCTGAAGTACAGGTTACGATAGTAGATACTTCTTGTACATCTTTGCTTAGTTCTGCACTTACTGGATTACAAGTTAAAATATACTTAGGTATAACATCCTTAATCGTAAGGCTTACTACTGAACCTTGATAATAAAACTCATAATTACCTGCTTTATCGAAAGTGATAAGAGTGTTCGAATTGTATTTCTCAGATGAACCCTCTAAGTCAATCCCAGTTATCATATTACCACCATCTCCCCAACGTAGGTAGAATTGGCAATTCTTGGATTTGGTTAATTGATAGCCTGCCTTGATATACTTTCCTGCATCTGCTTCAGCTTCAGAGTAAGGTTCTAATTCATACCAATTCTCATCCTCTTCATTCAAAGGTTCTAACCACAAGTAGGATTGAGGAGTAGGTATATAAGCAAGTACTTCTACTTCTACAGACTTACTAGCATCACCCACCGATTCAAATTTATAACTTCCAGCCTCATTAAATTGGTATTCTGTACTTCTACCATAGTAGAAATCAGGACCAACTACATAGCGATTAGTTAATTCTAAAGTACCAAGTTTTACCCAAGTACCTTGGGTATTCTTTTTGTAAATGGTCACCTCGGTATCAAAATAACTACCTAAGTTTGCACTTTCGAAAGTAGAATAATAAATACCCGATGTAACCCAAAGATTAACTGATGCAGAACCTTGAGCATTTAGGTTTAATCGTTTGTTTGATACGCCTATATCGTAGTTAATCGTATAACCTAATCTGTAAGCTACTACTGTACCATAATTACTTGTATTACCAGAATCATCTTTGGTACATCTGAATTGGAATGTGCCAGTAGTAGTTGGTGCCCATCTTTGACCATTACGAACTAAGATACTTGGGTCTGAAATACATACTGCAATCAGTTGGCTAGTATCTTCATTGGGGTCTGAAGAACGTATGGTTATTAAAGATTTCTCACCATTGGTAAGATTTATATTTCGAGGTTCACAGAGTACTGTATAGTTAGTAGCAATTGCCGTTACTGTTAAGGTTACTTTCTTTGCTGGGAAGTCTGCAATAACCCATTCATAAGTACCAGCAGAAGTTATTTCCCAAATAGAACCAGAATCCTTAGTTTCATAAGTATTAAGTAACTGTACAGATACGGGTTTAATATTGCCCTGATAATTCATATTAGCAGTTACCTTTACTTTGATTACGGGATTAGTACCAGTAATTACCAAGTTATCTGGGTCTGTTCCTCCCTCAACTATGTCAGCATAGATATGATAAGATTTAGTGTAGTATTCTAAACCTATATCTACATAGGTAGTTACTGAATTATCTCCTACGCTCCTGAAATAATATCTTTGGTTACCTTTTCTTGCATAGAAGATAGAACCACTTTCGTATTTCTTTGAGCTCCATTTGTTCTCAGCTGGGTCATATCCAGTTACTTGATACCTTAAATCAGCATCATCATAGTCTGATGTAATTGTTACTCTGATAGGTACTTCTGTTATATGTCCAGTTACAATCTTTGCAGGACTGATAAGTGGCTCAGCTACAATCTTATAATTATAAGATAAGTCAAATCCATAGGCAATCTTCCCAGATACATTATAAGGCAAGAACCTATCAAACAGTTTATCAATTGATTGTTTGAAAGCTTTAAATTCCGGAGTAGGGGAAGTAAAGCCATGACCACTTATAGAAATACCTACCTCTATACATTGAGCACAACCATAAATCTTATCATAGTTATACTTGTCGTACTGAGAATAATCGGTATCATATAATGGGTCTACCTTTTCCCATTTATCCATTGCTCCATCTGTTGGGTCTGTAATTGTACAAGTTAACCCATACATATTGAAAAGAATTTCGAAGAACTTTCTTGAGCCTCGAATCTTGAGTAATGAGATTGAATATTTTAAGATAGTTCGAATCTGTTCATTACTTAAGTTGGGAACTCCTTTATGTTCTCCGGTTCTAGCAAATGGCAATGCTCCCAAGAACTCCCAGAGGTAGTTTAAATACCTCTGCTGAGTTTTATCAATATCGATTATATCTAGAATATTATCAATATCTTTAGTTATATCTTCTTGGAAATAGTTACCACAAATTTCTAGAAATCTTTCTAATATGCCCTTACCGTCGACTTTATAAGTATCTTGCTCTTTAAATTCGAAAGGTAAGAAATCAATTAGGTTTTTAAGATTTATCATACTATTTCGTTTACTTTAAGTGTTAACTGACTTGAGTCTTCGAATACTGGGATATTATAACCAGGGTCTGTGTAATCCTTGTTTGGTTCTGCAATGGTTATGGTATATCTAAACCCAGATTGATAACCGTTGTCCTGGATATCAAGGGCAAAGATAAACCCATTTATAGTATCTCGAATTTGTGTAGTCTTACCTACTTGACCATCATAAGAAAAGCCTCCCTTAACTGAACGTACTGTAAATTGAGTACCTGAAGAGAAAGAGATAAAGTAAGACATACTGCCATTAGCTTCATCCAATTGGAATTGACCAAGGATTAGTTCTTTGTTACCATATACAGTAGTAGGCCATGGTTTAGTATAGAACTTCTTCAAGTGTAAATAATCTACTGATTCAAGATTATCTATGAGTGCATAGATATCAGAGATTCTTACGCTGCCACCAATGTCTGAGTTCTCCGGAGAATAAGCATTAAATAATGCACTAAGAATCTGTGATTGTATTTCTGAAGTTTTATAAGACTTCTTCCCAGTAACTTCTACATCCAAGATAATATTTACTTTACCTGCAGACTTAACGGTTAACCAAGTAGTAAGTGGTGAGTTCTGATGTAATACATCATATACTTTTTGAATAAGGTTAGAGTCAGCAGTAGCACCATTATCAGGAGATATATAAACGATTAGTTTTCTACCACATTCGTATTCTGCCTTTGCCTTACTAACCCCATCAACCAGTTTAGCTAAGTCTATGAAGTCCTGTTTGGTAATAGCTACTCCCATAGTCTTTACACTCAAAGGTATGTGTTCCTTGAGCATACTAAAATTCTCATAGGATGAACCTCCACCTGCAGCATAAGTATTAGATACTGTAGCATCCGTTACTGATGAAGATATAACTGAAGGTACAGAAGTAATCATACCAGATTTTACATTACCATTGATACCCGTAGTAAGGTAGAACTTAACTTCAGATATCTTAGCATTAGCTGCTGGCTTCTGTCCATATTTACCATCACCAAATAAGATATAAGGGTTTAAAGCTTCATCCATGGTAACCATGAAATGTTTATCGGTTGGTTTTGAGTAAGCAAAGGTGTTTACCAATACCCAAGATTCTCCACCAATCTTCATACTCATAGTTCCATGTTCGTAGTACTTACCATTAGGTAATGTACCCAGGGTAATAGTTACCCTTTCATCTGAAGGTATAACCATTCCATTTATCTGGCTTTCCGTATATAATTCGTGTTGTACAACTGGAACTTTACAAGTAGTTACATTAGCATACCAAGTTACGTCTCTAGATGATAGCCATTTGTTACCATTAGAGTCTGTGAATAAAGTTCCAGAAGGTATAGTTAACTTAGCACCAATAGAATCTCCAGATACATCTCGAGATACTACCAAATCTACTGATGCTGCAATAGCACCTCTTGCATGATAATCTACCAAAGCACCATGCTTAACTACTGAACTGTATTTACGAGCAGTAGGCAAGAATGATTCCCTTGCCATATTATCAATGTAGTAGTGAAGAACTTCGGCAATTGCCGCAAATAATGAAAGGATAATGATTAAGATATTTCCTTCCGAGTAATCAGTTACGAGTACATTGCCATCTTTGTCTTTGATATTCGTAAGTGATTCTATCAGCTTGGCCTTAATCTGTTGGTAAGACCTCTGATAAGGATTGAGCCATTTATTAGTGATTCCCATATTAATAAGAGTTTAATGAATTTTCATTTTTATCGTAGGTCAGGTACAGGTACTGACTAGTAGAAGTTTCATTAACTACATAATGAACTTCTATGTTTATTTTAGCACCTTGTCTAGAAACGGTGATACCCTTAAAGGTAATCCTTTGTTCCCATGCACCAATTGAGCTTTTAATAAACTCTTTAATAATAAAACTTAGGGCTTGTGTATTTGGCTCTTCTATACATTCCCATAGGCGATTCCCAAAGTTTTCCTGTCGAAATCGTTGTCCTATTAAATAATACATTATAGAGCTTATATTATTTCTTACCAAAGCCATATCACCATTAACAGGATACCAACCTGTTTCACCCTTTTCGTTTCTTGTAAGTTGAATAGGGAATATCATACCCTTTCCAACAATGTTAGTAAGATAGTTATCCATTAGTGTATACATTTAATGTCCTCATAATCTTCTTGTTTGAAAGTAGAGAACGGTTGACTTGCTTGAGTTACGGTAGGACCTGAAGAACCAGGTCCAGTAGTTACACCCGAGTGTACGTGAGAATTGAATAAAGTTCTTAGAGTTTCCAGTTCTTTAATGGTATTATTGAGTTTCTCGGTTAGTTCTTTGATATTAACTACTCCTTGATTCTCTCCCTTATTTAAGATTACTGTATCACCAGAACCTACACTTACATCTCCTTGTGCTTGAATAGAAATGTTTCCCTTAGCAGCAATGCCTACATCTCCATTTATATAAACAGTTAGCTTTCCATTATCATCATCTAGTACCATTAAATTTCCTTCTGGAGTAATGATTCCCATTTTATTGGGACCATCCAAGGGGTCTGGTACTTGTTGTAATCCCCAACCATGATATTCCCATAGAGGTTTAGTTGGGTCTCCAAATTCGAATGTGACAAATACTATATCTCCAACTTTAGGAGCTAAGTACTTGAATCCATTATTGATGGAACCGTGTTGGCCCTTAGGAAAAGCCCATGTAATGATTCCACCCATAACTTCAGGACAGCATACTTTAATACGGTTCATATGTTTCTCCGTATCATTATTATCTACCACTATGCCACGGTAGATAGAGTAGTATCTACCTAAACCTTCGATACCCTCTTCTGTTAGTAATCTAGCTGTTGAGTACATTATTTCTTGTTGGATTTATATCGTTCATAAGCTTTCATTGCCCAATTAAACTCATCGAAGTTATACCTTTCTTTCATAGAAGGAGTAACCTTCGATTGGTCTGCCTTTATTACATTAGTCTTACCATAGATTGCTGTACCGTTAGAAGTTACTACTGTACCCTCGGTACGAACAGTACCTGCAGCAAGAGCCTTTGGGTCTTTAGCATTTATCTCATCATAATAGAACTTATTCTGTAAGAACTCTCCTGCACCCTTTTTATCGATAATTCTGCCCTTATCATCCATGAACCTTTCTACAAAGTATACTACTTCATTGTAGGTAAAATCATGTACAATATCAGAAGCATTAGCAGTATTCTTTTTGTTCTTACCAAAATCAGTTTTAGCAGAATCCTTAGCATCATTACTTACAATATCCTGAGTACTGAGTTGAGTCATAGATGTAGTTTGTCCATCCCTTGCATTGTTCTTAATCAAATCAAGAGTACAGAGATAACCCTGACCAGCATCCATTGAATGTTGTACTGATTTAATATACCAAAAACCTGACCACCTTTTTCCAACATTATCCAGGTAAATTACCTGAGAAGATTGTAATGAGGGTCTACCTACTACAGTCATTTGGCATACTAGTTTTCTTTCGGATATCTTAAGGCCACCATTAGCATTAGCATTCATGGCCCAAGTAACCTTATCTGCTCCACCATATCGGCCAAAAAGATTATGATATAATTTATAAATTGGTACTAAGAAAGGTACCTTCTTCATTCTTCGTATCTTAACCTTAGCTTTAACCTTTCTGGTCATAGTGGGAGTAGTAACTCCATCACCAGAATAATCTAATTTATAGGTATCGGGGTATACCATAATACAAGGGTCTTTTTCCAGAGCAGATATACCTCTCTGAGATTGATTATCTATCATTTGCTTTTCATAAGGATTACTTGAAAAAGTTCTGATATCTATCATACGTGTTATAGTTCCCCCTTCTGGGTCATATTCTCTTGGGTCTACCCATTCTTCTGCAAGGTATTCCATTCTGTATTCTCCAGTAAATAAGTATCTTTCATTTTCTAGTAATTGCCTAAGATTACTTTCCAACTCTTTACCGTTCTTTGAGTTCTTTAAGATTTCCTGGATAGCCCTTTTCTTATCGTTCGGTAGATTATTTACAGCAGTATTAATTGCCTCACGATATTGCTCAGTACTTAAGTTATCCAATGCTTCTTGTTTACCTGCATTATATGCAACGTAAGGTTTCTGAGAACCGTACTCTTTTATTGCAGAACTAAATTTTTTTACTTTAGCTTCATACTGTTTATGACTAGCTATTATTTCTGGAGATACAGTAATGGGATGAGGATGTCCTAACCCAAAATTCTGTCCAGTTCTATAATCCCATGAAGGTACTACTTCGATATTATCTTGGGGAGATTTAAGAGGTTTGAATAAAGATATTTCTTCTTTCTCTCTTTCAGGTTCTGTAGTATCCGTAGAACCTACAACTAAACCCTTATCTTCTGGGTCTATTGTTTGAGTTAATTGAGCTTTTACCCTTTTAGTTATCTTTTGCATAGTGAAAGATACTCTAAGTACCTCACCATTTTCTTGTTGGTATATGTAAGTATATTCGGGTTCTTGAGTAAACTTACGATTGTGTATGTATATTACACCATCCCTAGAATCAATATACCAAGGACCATTTGCATACCCTTTCATCTTTTGTTCTAATTGAACTAAGATGTTATTCCCTATTAACCCTAAGTCACTATCTATCAGAGACTTTAAATCACTTGGCATAGCTACTTGAGCTACTCCACTAAACCTGTTAGCGTAAAGTATCTTTCCAGTAGTATTTCGACTTTGTTCTGTCGGGACCTGTAGTGACTCGTAAACTTTATTACTTATTACTTGTTTATCCATTACTGAAATATTTCTATGATTACGCCTATGTCATTGTTACAGCCATTATCCAAAAAGTTGGATAAGCTGTATTCCGATAAATCTGAATGAGTGTAAGGTGGTTGGAATCTTAAATCTCCAACTGTATCTATACACTTAATCGTCACATGAGTGCCAGTGGAATCGAATACACAATCCAAATCTCTAACCTTAATACTGCGTACTGGGCTAGAGATAAATTGACCATCAGGGTATATGTATCCCCACTGAAGATAAATAATCGAGCTTTCCTGGAGGTCTTCGATATCTACCGTATCTGGGTCTCCAGTATCAAATGTAATGGTAGCTAAGTTCTCTTTCTCCTCATCATATTTGTAGCTCCAATTACTTATATAAGCGCCAAGAGGTATGCCAGTAATGGGATTCATTATAGGCATACCTCCAGAATTGAACAGAGCCATATAAGGTGTTGCTGTTCCATTATAAAGTATTGGTTGGTTAGGTTTTCTAATTTCAGCCATACATTGGTATTCTTAAAATTTGATAAGGTTCTAATTCTTGAAAAGGGTTCAAGATATTATTAGCTTCGGCAATCAAATACCACTTACCAGAATCACCATAATAACGATAAGCAATATTCTGTATGGTTTCTCCATCTAATACAGTATGTTGTTTATCGTTATCAGTATAAGGAACATTTGGTGGAGTTACCTCTAAAGAATAATCCCCCTCATCATACTTAAGAGCAATAGCTCCATCATATGGGCTTGCTCCTGTTAGGTATTGATTTAAGTCTATCATATCTGTATTCCTTTCGTATTCTTTAAATCTTCTTCAGTTACAATGTCTTGATAAGATAAGTTATAAGCACTTACCCTTTTGAAGATTAATTCCTGAGTTGCAGCTGCAGGCAATAACTTTAAATCCTCAATTGTACTTGACTTACCTGCTACTCTGGTCCTTGAGGCATTCCTAAAGTTATTCAGAGTATAAGTTGCAGATGTAAGAATGTATTGATGATTATCAAATATACCAGAATTACCCCACTCGATTTTTAGAATTGGAGGGCTTGCCTGATAAGCGTTTGCCTTAGTCCACATTTCCAATAATCGGCATTTAGTAATTACCTCTTTTGGATTATCTGGGTCATTACAGAACCAAGATACATTGAATTGAATTATATCTTCGCTACCCGTAAAGTGATACATAGGAGTATTACGTCCCATAGATTTAATCGTTGCCCAAGTAGTTTCTCCTCTAAACTCAATTGAAGGTGGTCTATTCTGAAGAGTGATATATTGATATGGGCTAGCAGTAAGATTATAAATCACTACTTGATTCATACTTCTTACCTCAGGCATTACTAAGAAAAGTTCTTTATTCTTTGTAACACTCTGACCTTTAGCTGGGTCCATTTCTTCATATCCGAATGGAACTCCACCTTCTACTTGATGTTTTAATTCCATTCGATATTGATTCTGAATCCTTTGGTTTAACTTAGGATTCTTTGAACTAGCTCTTGGTCCAAATGGGTTATTAGGGTCATATACCTTCCCTTTATCTGCAGTATCTTTAGGCAATGTAGAAGTTGCTCTATTGAGATAAATTCTTGCTCTCCAAAGCTTATTCAGAGGACCAGTAAGAACTCCTGCAGAATCTCTGGTGAGGTCATTGTATTTTTCAACAACCCCACCTGCTATTTGATTTAATATTCTTGCCATGATTGTTTAGTTTAATCCTAAAGATATACCAGTAAAATCCTGTTGACCACCAGGAGCAAAGTCTCCAGCTTCGTTTCCATCTACTGATATATTAATGCTTGAATCCTTGAATCCATCTCTGATTGCACCTCTAACTGCATCAATAAATGCTTGTTGGTTTCTGTCTTGAATAGAAGCTTTGGTTTCTTCTGAGTTTAATGCAGCAGTGTTATTATCTACAGAACTTGTAAGACCACCGATTACTTCTATCAATGCAGGGATAGCTATAGAAGCTAGTAGTCCCCAAGGCCCACCTAAGAATCCTAAAAGTCTACCACCAAGTAATCTAGCACCAAACCCCATAGCACCTTTCTTAGCAATCTGTTGGCCTGCAGTTTTAGTTACATTAGAACCTATTGCTGTACCAACTCCCATACCTGCAAGTGTACTTATTGAAGTAAATCTTCCTCTTGCATCTCTTGCTACTACAGTACCTTTCTTGGTTTTACCTATAGCACCTCCCATGGGCAATGCAAAGAATTTACCTGGAGCCATTTGCATAGCAGTCATTCTCATCATCATTGCTGAGATATTTCTCATGTGACCTTCAAGGATTGAAGCTTGAACATTAGTTCTTACCATACCTTCTGCCATACCATTAGTTTCTGAAGTAGCTAAAGCCTGGAAGGTACTAATCATCTTGATAGTACCCTGAATAAACTTAAATCCCTGATATAGAGTACCTACTACTGCACCAGTTGCAACTACCTTTACCAAGAACTTACCTGCCCAAGTTTCTTGTATACTGTTAATAATCTTTAGGATACCAGAACCCAATTTAAGTACTGGGCTAAAGACTTCGGCAAGAGTAGAACCTGCAGTTACAATAAAGTTCTCCCAGTTTGATTTAAACTGTTCTATAATACCAGCAGGAGTTTGTAATCTTTCTTGAGTTAAGTTTTCTACTGTACCACTTGCACCTGCAACCTTATCCATAAGTTCAGTAAGCTTATTAGCTCCAGTCCAGTAATCCTGAAGTAAAGCTGAGGCAGCTCTTGTACCACGAACTCCAAAGATATTAAACAGAGCAGAGGAGATATCTATTCCTCGTTTACCTCTAAGTTTATCTCCCAATATAGATATAATCTTATCTAATCTCAAAAGATTACCCGAGGCATCTACTAGAGTTTTTGGGTCAATGCCTAAAGATTTTAGCATCTCACCACCTCCCTTTTTCTGCCCGGTTACGGAAAGTGTTAAATAGCGCATCATGTTTGCTAATGCAGTACCAGCTGATGAAGCTTGGATACCTTGATTACCAAGTACTCCAATGGCTGCAGCTGCATCACCCATACTGATTTTGGCATTTCTAAATTCTGCTCCTGAATATTGGAAAGATTGGGCAAGGTCTGTTAGAGAAATATTTGCAGAGGTTACTGCAGTTGCCAATTGGTCTACTACCTGAGTAGCATTCTGTGAAGGTATATTAAAGGTCTGCATGATGTTAGTCATCAAGTCAGCAACTCCACCTTTCTGACCAAGAGGCATACTGAAGATAGAAGCTAGCTTAGCTGCAGGGCCAATCATTCTTTCGATTTGCTCTACATTGTTACCAGCCATTGCCAAGTACCTTTCGCCTGATGCAATATCTGCAGCAGTAAGAGGAGTTACCTCATTGACTTCTTTGGCTACTTGCATTAGCCTTGCCTGTTGAGCAGCATTAGCTCCAGACATTTTAGAAGCTAAGAATACTTGGTCGTATACTCCTGCAGAATATTGGTAGGCCCTTGCCATACCTCCAACCAATTCTTTTCCAAACTCAAAAGCATTAGAAGTTGACATTTGAATACCTCGATTCCAGGTATTCATATCGTTCATCATTGTTCTAAATGAGTTCGATATTCTGCCAGCCTCATTAGAGAATCGGTCTCTTAATACCATTGCAACACCGACCTCGACTAAGCTTCTTCTGTCTATCATTTTCTAGTTTTCTTTTTTAAGTTTTCATAATACTCATCGGCTATATCCTTAAATCTTTTCCTTTCTCGATACGGAAGACGCAAAAAGCTGAGATAGTCAATGGCTACCTCAGCTCTACATATATAAGTGAATGTACCTGGGTGGTCTACGCTTCCGTCAGGTAGAAAAAAGTCGGTGAAAGCATTATAGGATATTTATCAATTCTTCCAGGTATACTTGGATGTTCTACATCGGTGTTACCATCGAAGACTGGGTCATATTCAAATATTGTTTTACGAATCTCTGCAATGTCTCTTACTGAGAATAAATGGAAGCTTTCTACCTTTTCCCATTTACCATCAATCTGAAGATGTAAGTTCCTTGCAATCAATGCTGCATTACGAGTTTGTTTTTCTATTGGTAAAGTAACCAACATTCTTTCTCCTGCACCAGTAAGCAAATCAAATTTAACTACCTTACCTGAAGATAGAGTTACTTCGTAATCGGTAAGCTTACCTTGTTCTGGATAATAAGGGATAGCGTTTGGTTTTTCGGCCAATTCCTTTTCTGTAGGAAATTCTCCATAGTTATCGAATAACATCTCGCTTAAGGATTGACCGTAAGTTTGTACTCCGCCTTCTTGGCCCCAATCATATTCAAATTCTACTTCATCACCAAGTGAGAAGATTCTTGATTGGAATAAGATACAGTATCTGTCATTCAAAGGGATACGGTCTGCATCCTCTACCGTTAATCTACGATTAGGAGTAAAGTCGGTATCAACTACAATTGCCTGAATGAACTTAGTAAGGTTCATAAGGTTTCTTACATCCATAGGATTAGATAAGATATCCTCATCTGCACCATTCTGTTCCCTGATTGAGAATTTATAACCTGATGGGGTTATAAACTCATGTGTTCTACAATTTAATTCCATGTTTAAATAAGTTATTTGGTTATACTTTAGTTCATAGTGTTCGCTGTAACAACAAGAAAGGGGTGAGCCCTTTCTAGGAATCCCACCCCTCCCACCTAAAAATCTTAGTGAAAATAGACTAAGCGTTTTTAATACTTATCTACAGTACCTACTGAGAATTCGATACTTTCGATAGTGTTTTCTGAAGCCATTCTGTCCAGGTCTAATCCTGTAATCTTACATGGCCATACCTCTTCGAAGAGGTGGGTGTTAAGTACGGAAACTCCATCTTCAGCAAGTTCATTTACGATTACATTTTCCCAGTATTGGCTTGGTACCAAACCTCCACCAGCAATCATATCTTGGCATGAATAAAGCCAATCATGAAGCCATGTATCTGAACCTGCAGTAGTTAAAAGTTTACCTACTACTAAGTTACCTACAGTAACTCTACCGGCAGTTTTAACGTCCCGGTTAACGTCTCCATGAGCAACCTGGTCAATCTCTACATCTGGCAAAGTACAAGTTTGGAACAGATAAGTATTGATTGGGTGCTTAGGGAATGTGATACTCCAAAGGAATTTCTTTCTTGGATTCTTTACTTTTGCTCCCATGTTTTCTTAATTTTATTCGTTAACGTCCTGAACAGATACGGACTTGGATGCCTGGTCAATATAGATGCCCATAGTGATTTCTTGCATCGGAACGATATCCTTGAATTTCAGGATTGCTTTGTATTTACCTTGACGAACATCGGCTTCATTGTTAACCGATAAGTCATTGTACGAGTTAGCGTCTTGGTCACCCATCCAGGTGTATTCAGACATGGCATCTTCATCTACCAAGTTATCCAGCATTGGTTTAACTTCTAGATAAATCTTATTCCAAGTGTTCCAGATATTTGGTTCTTCCAAATACTTTTCTAGAATAGGTCTAAGATTCTTTTTGAGATACAGATTCAATCTTACAATTGCAAGGAATCTTTCTGAATCCTGTTTTACCTGAGAAGAAAAACAATGCCACAGCAAAGTTTGTTTACCTTGGTTAGGAACATCTTTGATACAGATTATATTTGCATAATTCTGTGCTAACTCATTGAGTTCCTTAGTTCTTGAAGGAGAACCATAATTTGGGCATACTGGACCATTACCATCATAGATAATGCCCCGATTCATACCAGCAAATGATTTCCAAGGTCCAAACTGAGAAGCAGAAGCATCTCCTAATCCTGCAATGGTACCAAGAACATCTGAATCTACCAAGTTACCGTCGGCATTATAGTATTTAATACCACCACCAAAGTAAGCAACATACTTACTGTTACCTACAGTACCAAGGCAAGTCTGAATCCAAGTGATGATTGATTTCAAGTCTCTTGGTTGGTCACCCTGAGTATAGTGAGTAGTATATTTTGGTACTTCAATGTAGTAGGTATATTCTTGCAGTTCTTTAACCATATCTACTGCAGCCTTGTGTACTTTAAGTACATCAGCGGATGCTTCAAGATGTTGGTCAATGTGTGAACAGAAGATTTGATATACATCTACATAATCCTTAACGAATTCCAGAGAAGCAATCCATTCGTCTGCCGTAGGAGTACTACCGGCACTACCAATTGTACCATTCAATTTTACTCCATCGGCAGTGATAGCAGCACCATTGAGTTTAATATCAATTGGGTTTCTTGTCCCATCTACATCATCAGTTAACCATTTGATGAAGTTGTTCCAAGATTTGATGTTCTCTGTCTTTTCAGTTAATACCGGAACGATATATTCTGAGTTCTTTGCAAATGCACTCAGAGCAAGGTAATCTACAGAAGTATCATTGTTATCATCTGCAGTTTTGTAGGTTACTACTGGACCTTGTTCAAGTACCTGGCCATTAGCACTAATTACTTGATAGTAAACCGTGTTAGCCTGTTTGTAAATATTCACAGAGAAAGTTTCAGCACTACCAACTGGGTCTCCATATCCTTTAGTTACCAAACCAAAGCCAACAGCAACTGAACCAGAAGTAAACTTGAAAAGAGTAGAAGCCGTGGGTTCCTCTGGAGTTGCAGAAGCTACTACCGGAGAACCGTCTTCAGCAGCCTTAGGAGCAGATGCAGCTTTAGCTCTTGTTGCAGCAGATACTACACCTTTGGTTGCACCCTTACCAAGTACACGAATAATACGAAGCTTAGAACCACCATTGAAAGCCTTTTCGATGTTTGATACAGAACCATCTGGTACTATCTCAGAACCAAAGACTCTTTGGAATTGAGAGAAAGATTGTATAAGTTCTGATGGGTCATCATATGGACCTTTAGTAGTTCTAGCCAATACACATGAAACTCCTAACATAGGAGTAGTTTGAAGAACGTTCTCGTTCTTAAACTCGAAATTTACAGATGGTGAATTAGGCATATTTATACTAATTAAGTTAATTACTCATTTATTTAATACCCTCTAGTATTGAGCTATTTTACGTTAAGGTTAAGTAAATCGGATTCTGGCTTTTCGGTTAGTCCAATCAATACTGAGATGTCTTGAATTGGTACAAGTTCGCCTTCTTCAGCAAGCTTCTCAGGTAATATACCATCCTTACAAGTATACTGATATACTTTTTCAAGTAGACCATGACTCTCATCTGGGTGGTCATAGTAATTACCTATTTCGATAAATAGGTTTCCTGTTGGTGCTACCCGACCATCTTCCCATTCTTCTAAGTTATTATAATAAGGTCTTACGTATCCTCGAGAAGGTAATGCTTCATACATAATACTATGAAGTAACCTCATATCGGTTTGAGTATTAGATACCAGGTGAATATCTAGAGTTATATCCTTCGTTTCATAAGGAAATTCGGATGCTTGGTAATTTCCACCCTCTAGTTTATCACCAATGATATATTTGTTCACACCTATATCACCATTATAGAATCCTTGTAGTTCAATGGTAATTCTAGGGCATGTCTTTGCACCCTTAACCTGATTGTTACCTATACCAAATATTGGGATGAATTTAGGCATGGCATCTTTGTCTGCCTGAAACCTTTTTTCATTTTCTTGTGATAAAGGTAAGTAGTCTTCTGGGTTAAGAGTTAAACCTTTCTTAAGTGCTGTTTGTAATAGGCAAATATAAAAGGTTCTTTCTACGATTTCTTCTGCATTTACCATATCATAAACTTCTTACTGCTAATATACCAAATGTACCTTTGCCACCATCAGAGAATTCTACATCCCAACCTCCAGATATAGATGATATAGCTAGTTGAGATTGTCTAGCATGAGCTGTACCTGAAAAAGTAGGCATAAAAGTATTAGCTACATTACCATAACCATCAACCCAATAAGTTGTAGTTGAAGTAGTTGGTATAGAATTACTAACTACTCTTTGTTCACCAATAGCTGGTATTTTAAAAGAAGCTACACTCTTATCTACTTCTTTACCCTCGATGTATTTATACTTATAACCTGTAACTGTAAAACCAGAAGAACCCTCTAATCCTGTATTACCTAAGTTTACATTAACATGAGGTTCTATATTATAAGAATAGGTTACTTCACCAGCTGCCTGAGTTACAATTACTGTTTTAGTTAGACCACCAACTTGCTTGATAGTTAAAGTTCCACTGAGAAGCTGTTCCGTATGATTCTTAGAAGTAATGGATACCTCTAGAGTCTTTTCTTCATTATCAGTAAATCTTAGTCCAGCAGTAAATGGAGGTTCCTCTAGGAATTCTGCTGTAACTTCTACATTTTCCCAATCTCCTTGGGGTGTACCATTAATCATTTCCCTACGTTGAGAAGTGATTGCCAAAGTATCAGAGCCACCCTTACCCAATATGTTTATGGCTTCCTTATCTACTTCTAATTTGTATTCGTAGTTAAGGCTGCCTTTCTTTTGAATAAGATTTACAGTCTTAGGTACTCCATTAACTGTAATGGTAAGGATGGCTTTTTTATCTACTTCTGTATCATTCACTTTTAACGGATGTACCATTACGAGTGCAGGACCAGTACCAGATGTTTTATCTGCTTCAAAATCTGCCATTACTTTGTATATTTTCTAAGTTCTTTTCTTAATTGATTTCGTATCTCTTTCTCTAAAACTACGTTTCCACCTGCTGCCTCGAAAGCAGGTTTCCATAAAGGACGAGGTGGAAGATTACCATCTCTACTACCATACTCCAACATGATAGCAATTTGGTTAAGTGTTTTTCGAGAAGTTCTACCAGAGTATGTTATCTTCCTTAATCCTGGAGGAAGACCAACAAAGGTTCTATCTTTCTGAGTTACCATTGTAACTGACCTTGCATATTGACCAGTAAGGTTTAATAAAGTATGTGCTCCATACTTCTTAAGTGTAGCAGTAGCATGAGGAGGCCAAGAAACTTTGGAACCAGGTGGAGGTAGACCATTATTTAAACTACGCCTTACTATACGAAGAAGTTGATTGCCAAACTTTCTAGTACCTAACTCGTATCCGAGCTTCATGATACTTGGAGTCTTGGCAATCAACCTCTCAGCCTGACGTTGTTTAACAGGGTCTACATAAATCTGAATATCACATAGATTATTCGAGAGGTTTATGTTAACCTTTCTGCTTGCCATCTTTATTCTTATTTAATCCCAACTCACTGGCAATCTTCATAAGAATATCTTGTTGCATGGATAACTTCTCTGCTACTTCGGTTTTAAAAGCCTCGAACTCTTCTTGCTTATAAGCCGGAGCTGGTTGTTGTTGAGGAGTTAGCATACCCTCGATTGTATGAAAGATATTATCACATTCAGTAACTACTGCCTCATATTTCTCTCGGTTATTGAGAATATTTACAGCAGTAGTCCTTTGGATATTTACTTCGTTTACGATATTGCGTAAGTCGGTAGTGTAATAAATATTATTATGAATACCTTCTGCAGCATCTGTAGGAAGGTATATTGTCAAAGAGGATACAGAATCTTGAATAACGATTTCTGTATTTGCGGCAAAGCTTCCATCTGGGCCAGTGGCTCTAGGTTTGCTTTCACCTACTTTTAATACTTGGGCCTTATCAAAGATTGGATACCCAGAACGTCTGTCTCTCTCTAAGGTGTATATGGTATCACCTTTCTGCAATTTAGAAAAAATCAAATCTTCCATGTTCATCTTTTATTAATTAAGTTTAAACCAAATGATACTGCACCTGGATTCCTTTGCATAAAGTCTACCAGGTTTAAGAATTGATAGTATCCAAATTGGTCAATGAGTGACTGTGCTTTATTTGCTACTTCCTTTGCTATCTCTGCATTGGGAGCAGGCAATGTAAGTTGAATAGTAAAATCTTTTAGTTGATTTCCATTGGTTGGTTCTTTCTTAATCTCTTCACTTTCCATATCGTTTTATCTTTAGGTGGGTATAAACGAAAAAAGGAGTACACCTATGTAAGATGCACTCCTTCCTAATCTGGCTTACGTAATGACGACGGTCATTATTAAGCCGGGGTTGTGGATATAGTCTTAAGAGCTGCAACTACTGACTGGATAATGTTCTGGTCTCTCTGAGCATCTACTACTCTGTTGAGACGGGCAATTTCCTGGTCTTTAGCAGTGTTCTCGATAAGACACTTGATTTCCTGTTGGCCATTCTTGAGGTCACAGCAGCAACGTTCAAGTTGAAGAGCCAATTCGGACTTCACTTCTTTAATCAAACCTTTAGTTTCGCAGCAGCAATTCTGTTGTTCATGTTCCATCTGGCAAAGACGGTCCATAACACGATTGAAGCCTGCTCCCATTTGGTCACGAGAATCCCGGATATCGGAATTGGTTTTGTATCCCAAATCACAAAGTCCTCTTTCCGTTGTGAAACGATTGTTAAGGATTTCTCTACCAACACCAGCAACATCTTTTGCAACTCCGCTGATTTCCTGAGTTACTCCTCTAGCAGCATCAGAAATATCTTTATAGATACCTGCCTTTGCTTCCTGAACAGTAGACTCTACTTTCTGAATGTCAGCTTTAGTGTCATTGATTTTGTCCCATACAGAAACTGCAGCAGCACCAAAGCCACCACCTACCAATGCACCACCGACTGCACCCCAACCGGAGCCCCAGCCTGAATTGCGTCCATTACAACAGCAACCATCATTACAACCGCGGTCAGCGATGATTACGCCCTCACCACCAGATTTAACTTCTACCCCCATGATTTTTTGGATTTTAAATTGTTAAACATAATGATAAATTTTTTAGGTTATTTGTATACGGCCGTATACATTAATAATGCCATAGTATCGTATCTTTAAACTTTCTGTAGACTCCTATGGATTTCCCCAGGCTATGTTAAGATATAGAGTTGGAAGATTTGAATCCTTAGGTGTTAAGGTAATATCGGCAATAGAATCTCCATTGTAACCATTATAAGTTTGTTTTAAAGTTACTTGGATTTGTATTCCTCCACCGTATTCGCCAGACTCACTAAGGATACTTGGAGTCAATTGAAAATAACTTTCCATACCAACACCCATTACTATACCTAACTTATAATCTTGTTGAGAATAACCTACTGAAAGACCTGTATACTCGTGATTATCATAACTAATTTCTTTTACTTTTCTAATATTAGAAAGTTTAATTTTTAGAGGTTTATCATAAGAGGGTTTACCTACTGCACTCATATCAATGGAGTCATTCTTTGCCGGTAAAGATATTCTAGCTCCTAAAAATCCTCCGGGAGTATTCATACCACCACTCCCAGTACTATCTCCTCCATCTCTACTACTCCAACCAAATCCAATATTTACTATATCAGAAGCTCCATAAGAGTAGTAATTACCTAATTCACAATTTAGTTGTTCAGTTGCCATTGGGTCTTGGCTAACATAAGCATATAAAGCTTGATTACCGTTACCGGGTTGTTCAAATCTAACTTGCAGATTTCTTGCAGAATCTCCTTCGTTATTGGTTAGTGCCCTGAAAGCCCAGTTATAGGAGTTATCTGAGTTCTGTCCCTTATCAATAACCTGCAACCAATCTTCAGAAGGTGGTATGAATGTAGGTTTGACGTACTTCTTGGTAAACTCTACTCCATCTCTTCGTAAGCTTACGTAGGATATAATATCCCTACTACCTGCACTACTACCATATATATCACCATCTAGAGTAATATTAGTAATGGTACTTCCTTCTTGTTTCCAACTAAATTCAAAAACTCTAGTATATGGTATTGGGTTAACTATTATGGTAACCGAAGGTGCTTGACCTATTTCTTTACCATTTAAAACAACTTTAGGATTGGTTAAAGTAACTGTATAAGTACAAGGGTATTCATTTAGATTGGATTTGGCATTTAAAATAGCTATATAGGTACAATCTATGTCTGTTACATCATTCACCACTACTACAGCTAATTGGTCTCCTCCATTAGGTACTACCTCAACAGAATTATTATTACCTACTGGTCTGGTATTTAAAGAAACAGGAGTGCCCTCTACTCCATTAATAGTTGTATACTCTAAAGCAATTAAGTCCAATCTAACAGCACTTTCCTGTATATTCACATACCCTTCTATTTCTACCTCAGTTACTCTTTCCCCTGCAGGTCCATCAAACTTAACTGCATTCCAAAATACCTCATATCTAGTTGAGATAGTTGCAGCCGATTGATTGATATCTACTTGGTCAAGCTTATTCGAACCAACCTGCCGAAGAGTAACCGTAGCACTTCTAATCGAAGACACTTTATTTTCCAGACAGGTTACAGAAAATTCTGCTTGGGTCATATCATTACTATTCTTTGTAACTTCTAACCAATTCTCTTCTGGTGTATCAATGGTTACTTCTACAAATTCTTTAGTTGAAGTTTGTGTACCATTGACTACCTTTGTTCTGTAAGAATTACATATGATAGTATCAGGGTCTATCGTCTTAGCAGGTACATTCAGTATCTTAGATGAAGGCGAATAAATACTGAAAGTATAATCCCAAGTTACTACAGCTGGAGATTGATTAATCAAAAGAGTAATTCGTTTATTACTACCAGACTGTTGTAATACAACTGCACCATTTCGTGTACTTTCGGAAGTATTTTCATACACGGGAAGAGTAACATCATAATCGGCTCCTGGACCTGTAGTACTAGAAACTTTAGAGGATAAGACACCAGTCCAATTCGGTTTACTGAATAATGATACATCTACTAGTGTATAAGATGATTCTTCTACTCCGTTTACAACTCTATACCTTCTGGATTTAATTACAGCCTTGGGAGTTGCACCTGCAGCAGCCACAGAAGGAAAATCAGTAGTAACGTCAAACTCATAATTGTAAGATATACTGGCTCCACTCTGAGTTATAGATAAATTCAAGGATTTTTTTGTATTACTTATGTTTACAGTACCAGACCTACTTCCGGATTCATTAGAAAATCCTTTTGCACTTATCTTATAATAACCGTCATTATTATACTGTACTGAGGTTTGAGTAATCCAAATTGGGGTAGCTCCTACAGTCGGAGCTTCATTATGCCAAGATTTTGGAGTACCATTTATAACGTCATAATACCCCGATTCTACTATAGCTTCTACTTGACCGCCTGTAGCAGGGACAGTACCAAACCCAGATACTTCCCTTAGTACCCATTGTTGAGATATCGTACCTGCAGCCTGATTACAAGTGATTGTTTGAGTTTTACCAGAATCATACTGTTCATATACTACGGTACCAGTTCTAGAAGAAGTAGTTTCATTCTCTTCCATTGTAATTTGTCTGGTAGCTGTAGCACTCTTAATCTCAGAAGAATAAGATTTAACTCGGATATTAACACCCTCCATTGAACCTTCTACCTTATTCCCATTAATATACTTTTCCCGATAACTGGTAATTTCACAAGTTTGCATAGTGCCTAAAGCATCAAAATTTAATGTAGGTTGAGTACTTGTCATTGTATATACCCATTCTACTAAATAGGCACTTTGAGTTACCGTAACTTCTTTATATACTGTGTCCATGGTTGCCCTTACTACAACGCTTCTTTGATTTGCAGTTGTGTTTTCTGCAACGGTCAAAGTAGTACCCGATAAACTGAATCCAGTACTAGCAGTAGGTATACTAAGAGTAGGAGTACCTGTAGCATCAGATGCTGCACTAGTTGCACCTGAAGACCAATGGTTAGTTCTACTTGCCCTTGCACTTGCAGAAATTTGTGATGTACCACCTTGCTCAGTAAATGTACTTGGGTTTGCCGAAATAGAAACTACCCATGCACCCTGAGTTACATTGGTTATCTTATTCTCTGCTTGGTATACATCGATTGAGGCACTACCAGATTTACCATTAAGAGTAACGGTTAATGTACGGCTTCCCAATTTAGTTCTTGCCTTTGCAGTCGTGCCCAGATTAGAACCCGATATGTTTTCGGACCATACTACTGAAGCTCCAGAACTTATAGTACCACCATCATCGGTTTTACCATTCCATCCCCAAAGTTGAGAATAAGTATAAGTAGGTGTAGCTGCAGTTCCTCCAGATGCAGGGATATCAGCGATGCTTCCTAAATATACAGTAGGTGTACCATAGGTTTTTACACCCGCAGCTTGGTTATAAGTGATGGTTACTTTTTTACCAGATTCTGCCTGAGTTACAGTTCTTATAAAAGACCTATTACTCTCTGATTTATTTTCTGTAGCTACAGCCTTTACAGAATTATTTGGCTCAGTTTGATAAGATAACCAATCTGGGAAATCATTCGAAGAATATGATACAGTTACTGGAGAACCAGAAACCTTACCGTTAATGTAACGCTGTTTATTAGAAAAGATATTAATATACCCATCTCCAGTAGTAGATACTCCGCCCAATGCAGAAAAACTCAAACTAGATTTTTCTACACTGAAATTATATTCCCAAGTTTCAACTCCTGCAGCTTGAACCATACTAACAGTTACGGTTTTACCAGAAAGACCTTGAGTAAATGTTACGTTAGTAGAACGTTGACTTAATGAAGTATTTTCTGTAGCAGTCCAAGTACCGTTATTCGCATTTAGCCAATCTGGTACAGTACTGCTAATGTTATATGAAATATTTTCTGGAGAACCAGAAGCAACTCCATCTAAATACTTTTGTCTGGTAGAGCCTATACTAATAAACTCTGGAGTAGGTTTCCCACCTAATGCAGGAAAGTTGAGATTTGTATTTACGGCAGCAAAAGAATACTTATAAGTTACCTTATGAATATCGCTTAGTTGTACTGTTTCATTGTTTCCATAGGAACTGGCATTGGTTAATTCCAAGCCAACGTAATTTTCTCCCGTTCCTGTAGGAGAGAGTGCCAACAATTCAGCCTTGGTAGGGCATTCGTTTGAATCCTTACCAAGGCCTACTTTAGTTTTGACAGCACTCCATGTTGCTATCTCACCCATATTAATCTAAGTTTGTGAACAAAAGTTTTTCTCTTAACTCATCAATCTCAGCTTTCAGAAGTTTGATACCTTCGATTGCCAATACTGACATCTTAGAATAATCTACCTCTTTAACCAGGATATAGGTTTCTCCATCCTTTTCTACCTTTTCGAAGGCTTCTGGATTAGGAACTGTTTCGGGTTTAACCTTATTCTCAGAAACTAATTCTGGAAAATATTTTTCGATTGTCTGAGCAATTGTACCTATATCATGATTACCTCGAATCATAAATGAATCCGTAGGTATAGAGCAGATTTCATCAAGAGTATGTTCTAAGGGTTTAATGAAAGTCTTAAGTCTTTCGTCAGATTCTTTCCATAAACCAGAAGGAGCAGATACCTTCTTAAAGATAATCTCAGCAGTAGTACCCAATCCCAATTGGTCTCTTGTTACTCCATGAGGGTTACTCTTATTTTGCATGTGAGTAGTAAGATTGGTTTGAGCGTTGGTACCTGCAGCCTTGGCATCTGCAATAGCCGTAGCTTGAGCAGTAGATACTGGTTTATCGGCATCTGATGTATTGTTAACATTACCCAATCCCACTTGAGCTTTAGTTACTCCATGAGGATTAGATTTATTACCAATATGGGAATTTACTTTGGCATTCACAGTAGTATCTGCTTGAGCTCTTGTTGCAGCTTCATCTGAAATTAACTTCTCTACTCTTGTAATCTCACCTTTTCTGTCATTGACTTCTTTAGTGATATTATTCTGGAGAGTAGTATCTGCACCTCTTAAGTCTTCAGCAACTAATTCAACTGCAGCTTCAAGGTCAGTTCTTACTTGAGTATCTGCAGCTTTTCTGTCGGATACCTCTTTATTGATAGCAGTAGTGAGTTCTGTTTTAGCAGCAGCTATTGCAGAATTTCTATCTACTACCTCTTGAGCAATATCATCAGCCAATTCTCCTTGCAAAGCATTAATAGCCTCAGTTCTTGCTGTAACCTCATCTGAGATTTGTTTTGGTAAAGTAGTATCAAGCTTAACCTTATCTGCAGCAGCCATAACACCAGCTTTAGCAGATGATGCAGTAGGAATTTGTAATCCTTGGATACCAGTACCATCTGCCCTTTCATAATTTATGGCAGCTTTAGAGGCATCTGTAACAATTGAGATTAATCGTATAGGATTAAAAGCCATAAGAGCATTAAGATTGTCTGTAGTAGTCTTACCCTTAGCTCCATCATAAGCAGTACCAGTAATCTCTCCAATTACTACTCCACCAGAAACAATCAGAGACCAAGTAGTACCAGTCCATCTGAATTGATAACCGGGTTCTCCCGTAGTTACATTCTGATAAATCTTTCCTGCCTCTCCCGTTATTGGTGTATTATGGTCAGCATCTGCAAAGAGAGAGATATTAGAAAGATCTCCAGTGGGAGACTTATCGTATGTTGCATATACATCGATTACATCATCTACATATGAGGGTAATTGTTCAGAAGGTACTTTACCATTTTCATCCAGAGAAGCTAATCCACTAGCTTGTGCCTTAGTTGCAATGAAGGCATCTAGGGCATCCTGAACTCCTTGTATGTCCTCGGTTAATTCAGTTTTCAAGGCAGCATCTGCTTCTGTTCTTGCAGTTACCTCGTTATCAATTCGGGTACCCAATACAGTATCAGCAGCAGTTCTATCCTGAACTTCCTTATTGATAGCCATAGTTAACTTCGTATCTAAGGCAGTATCAGCATCTTTTCGATTTTGAACTTCTGTAGCTATTGAAGCTTCTAAAGCCGTCTTAGTAGTTTGGATTAATTCTTTGAGTTCTGTTTCCAGTTCTGAAGTATCAGTTCCAAGACCATCAATCAAAGCCTTCAAAGCTTTACCTTGTTCTGCACTTAATGGTACCTTAGTTCCACCTGCAGTTAAGTTATTTACTACATCTCCTTCGATAAGAATTTTACCAGCTCTTACTGTAGAAATAGACCAAGCACCTTGAGCAGTTCTCTTGAACTCTCTGTAGAATTCCATCCCAGCCAATTCATACATAAATCTCAAAGTAATGGCACCAGTAGTAGGACCACTAAGTTGTAAACTTAATCTAAATTGTTGATAGAAATTGTTGCCGGTATCTACCAATATATAAGGACGGTGTGTAGTGTTATTTGCAATCTCATTAAGCAATTCATCAGTAAATACTGCTGCAATCTCTTCTGAGGTTGCCGAAGCAGATATATTGAATGCTGCTGCCGGGATAATAATTGGTTCTAATTGAGCATCAAGTTTTTTCAAAGAATCAACTACATCAACTGAACCGCCCATATAATTCGTATCAGTAAGAGCTGGCATTCCCAAATCATTGGTAAGACCTACTGCAGCTTTTACCTTATTGAATTTAGAATCAGCATCTGCTTTATCGACTTCAATTCGTTTTTGTACTTTACCAAAAGCTGCCGAAGTAGTATCTGTTACCTTTACATCCAAATCTGCAGGAGTAGTACCGGTTGCCTTTACATAGCCATCGAGTTTGATATCAGTACCATTAAGTATAGGGTTAGAATCCAAACGATGAGTATTGATAGTATGAGCATTGGTAGCATCGATATTATCCTGCAAAGTAGTATCGGCTTCAGTACGGGCAGTCTCTTCAGCATCGATATTATCCTGCAAAGTAGTATCTGCAGCTTCCCTTGCATCTTCTTCATTATCGATACGAGTACCTAATTCATTGTCTGCATTGGTACGGTCTGTAACTTCCTTGTCAATACGGCCATTCAAACGAGCATCTTCCTGGGTTCTTGCAGCTTCTTCTGCATCCAGGGCATCTTGAAGAGCCTTATCTGCGGCCTTGCGTTCTGCCGTTTCTGTATCGATACGAACTCCCAGTGCAGCATCATCAGCAGTTCTTGCAGCTTCTTCTGCATCCAGGGCATCTTGAAGAGCCTTATCTGCGGCCTTGCGTTCTGCCGTTTCGGTTCCCAGGTCTGCAGTATTCTGGTCGATTTTACCTTCCAACCGAATGTCTTCTGCCTTACGAGCAGCAATCTCAGTTTCAAGTAAAGCCTTAACTTCCAGATAAGAACCAGAAATATTATTCTGAATACCCTGAATCAATTCCAAATTTCTCTGAATGTTTGCAGCATTCTGAGTGATAAGAGCATCTTGGTTATTTGCTCTTGCCAACAATTCAGTACGAGTTTCAGTAACATAGGTTCTTAAGTCTTCTACTGTCTTGGTCAGAGTAGTACTTAGAGTAGTAAGCTTGGCATCTAAAGCAGCATCACCTTCAACTCGTTTTTCAGTTTCTGTCTCAATCTTCGTAGTTAACTCATTTAACTTCTGAGTCATGGTTGTTGCGAAGTTGGGGTCATCTCCTAATGCTTTAGCAATCTCTTCCAGAGTATCCAATACACCAGGAGCAGAGCCAATGATTTTCTGAATTGCAGCTTCTACCTCAGCTTCAGTTTGGAATCCTGAATCATTCAGAAGTTCAGAAACTTTAGTTATGTAATTTGCATGTTCCTCGATTCCATTCAGTTTATTCAGAAGAACATCGGTAAAGTCGTTTGAAGAAAGTACCTTACCATCTACTTTATCTACCTTCTTAGATTCAAGACCCTGGATAGCAGTTGTACGGTCTGAGATTTCCTGGGCAATCTTATTATCTAATAGGGTATCGGCATTCTTACGGTCAGCAACCTCTTTATCAATATTTACATGAAGAGCTGTATCTCCTGCTAAACGGGTATTGGCTTCATCGGAAATATCCTTAGTTAAACCATTTACTTCGTCTTTATGATTTGCTATTGCAGTATCCAAATTTGCCTGTATAGCATTCTCTCTAGCGGTTGCTCGGTCTTTCTCAGTATTAATTGCTACGGTATTAGCTTCTACCTTTGCTTTGACTTCATTTAAACCTGCAGTAGAACCAGTCTCCAAAGAATCAATTCGGTCACTTAAAGTTTTATCTGCTGCTTCCCGGTCCTTAACTTCTTGAGTAACCTCACCTTCTACTCGAGTAATCTCGGATGAAGTCTGTTGGCTTAAGTTAGATATCTGACTTTCAATCTTAGTTTCAAGTGCAGTATCTGCAGACTTACGGTCTCCGACTTCTTTATCTAGATTTACTTGAAGGATTTGGTCTGCAGCCTTGCGTTCTGCCGTTTCTGTACCCAAAGCAATATTGGTAGTATCAATA